TAATGATGCCGATTTCCATCCACGTGTGATAGTCGTCGGCTCGATCCTTCTTGATGACGCCCAACAAAGCTTCCAGCAATCGTGTCTGATCTTCACCGCCGCTATTATTAGCGTCATCGTCGTCATCGTCGCAAAATTCCGTCAACGGAATACTGCTGCTGCTGCGTGCACTCAACGCCGCCGCCGCAGCTTCGGCCGTCAATTGTCGCGTCGGTCGTCCGTGATTGTTGATGCTCAGCCACTCGACCAGTGACGAGAAATCATCGATGCTGGGCATCATTTCGAAATCGTGACCGCGATCGTCGTATTCCAAGCAATCTGTTTCTCCATGGTCGCTGAAAATTTCCGTCACCATGTACGCTTCCGATTCCAGTGTTTTAGAGCTGCCGTAGACGAGCCAAAATTTACCCGTCGGATCGTCCAAATCCCAATCGGGAAACGTGTTGAGCGCCCTGTGGACGGCGCCGAAATCACGAGTCGTCAAAAAACATTTCGGGAAATGTAAATGAAATCCGTGCTTGTGGAAACCTTTTTCGACGCGAGCCTTCTTTTCCAGCAACACGCACGTCGCGTCCGCGTTGCGAACCATTTTTTTCAGCACGCCGCGACAGTGTTCGACAAACGTCAACACCTGATCGCGCGTGTACAACGGTTCGTCGTCGGCAGCGCCGCCGCCGATGGCTCGTTTCAAATCAACGTCGACCAGGATGGGCACTGTCGTTCCCGGTTTCTCGGCCAGACACCATTGTCGTTGACGAAGACAATAGTCGGCGTGAAAGGCTGCCTTGTTCTCCAGTGGCAAGTACCAGCATCCTCGTTGGCCGTCCAAGACGACGTGCGTGTAGAAATCTTTTCGTCTTTGAAAATACGCTTCCATCTTTGGTCGAGCAAAAAGGCTGCGTAGAAAAAAAATTATCAATTATAAAATACACACCAAACAATGCTCAGATTCATACAGCAAGTGTGCAGCGCTAAGTAGGCACCGCTTCTTTCTAAAGAGCGACACTCGTCTTTAATAAATGATCGGAATACACAACGCGATAATTGGCTACCGTCCCGCCGGTCTAGGAACCGTCGGTGATTCGTGGTCAATGGGCGGTAATCCGACAATTCTAAAACAACCCAAACAGAGTTTGGAATTGCCGAGAAAGACGCGCGTCGGACAAGACAACGAAATTCTCGACGATATGGGCAACGCCTACGATCGCATCAAAGAAGCCATATTACCTTACGCTCGCGGTGTCGATCCCATGGTCTCCGTCATGATGCAAAACACCAACGGTGGCCAGCAGGCGTCATTGCCCTATAAATTGGGCGTCTTCAGGCCTCCCGTTCAACGTCAAGAAGATTTAATGCCGTTGAGTCGTCTGCCTCGACAGAGTACCAGCGTCACGCAGTGGACGTCGAACAATCAAGATCCTTTGTACGCCGAGAGAAACGAGCGCGTCGTCGTCGAACACCGTCCCGACTTGCCGGTCATAGAGGGAAGAATATTCGCTTCGGCTCGACCGCACGGTGTTCACGAACCCGATCGACCCGCCCCTCACGGTCTCGCCCACGAAACGCGATTCTACGAAAAACTCGAACCCGACATCGAGCGACAAATGACACCAGCGCCTCTACCGGAAATTAGTAATTTAGGTCAACCGTTGTACGCTGGCGCCGAGACGGGAGCCACGCGAAAACTCTTGTTGCCTTTCGGCCAATCGCACGACGAGAGCTTGACATCAAAAACTCGAGCCGGGAGCGTCGATCCCAATCGCGCCTACTTGCCGCACGTGCGCGTGGAAAACGGCAGAGAGCCCGGCAACGCCGTGCGCAGCGAATTACAATTACGTGACGTCACACCGTATCATCAATCTCAGTACACGAGTCGACCGCAAGTGGCTGCAGCTTCCCTGCAACACACGCCCATTCAAATCGAGTACACGACGCGTCCCGTGACTCAACGTGCTAGTGACACCAATACCAACGTTTATTTCAGAGGTAGGGAAACGCATCGCATCGCCGCGGCGGCCAGCGACGGACGAATTGGGTTCGCTTACGCCGAACGGCTTTTGCCGACGGTCCGCGACCGCGTCGTCAGTCGTCAATCGTTCACCGTTCGCTAATTTTTTAAAAGAGTTATAGACACTTTTAAAAATTCACATGTATAAAATCCCGTGTTTAGCGTAAGGTTTGCTAATTTGCGTTTGTATCTGTAGCTTAGATCAATGGCATGTTTTGTTTTCAATTACACGTCATGGCGATAGTAGTCATAAATGTTATCGTTTTTTTTTTGCTTATCAAACATTGGTCCAAAAAAAAGAAATAGAGTGTACCCAAATTTAAAATCAAAAGAGAACATTATTTTGTTGGTTTTTTTTTTGGTTTTTTCTGTGCCCTATAAATTGTTGTATCAACGGAAATGAGATGGATTCAACACAACCAAACCCTTTGTAAAGTCGCGCACCGCTCAGACTCGACAGTGCAGTGGTAACTGCGCGTCCGGCCGTGCTTGACTTTCAAGTTTTTTGACCTCGTCGATGACGTACGTAATCAATTTGCTCTCGGTAAAATTTTGCTCGGCTGACCGAATTTGACTTCTCGTCGTCGCTCTAGACATCTTCCACCAAATCCCTTTCAACCTCTAGAAATGAAAGTCATTGTCAAGAACAACAAGAAGAGCGTGTGCTGTCAGCGACCCGTCAAACTCGTGGCTAGTTTCGATACCCAGCATGTCCACTGTTTACACCAGGGACTGGCGATGCAACATCACGAAGACAATCGCGTTCTCGTCGACTTGTGCGTGCGCGCCGCCAAAAAACGTCTCGTCACCTTTTTAGAGTACCTCTTGCCGAAAACGTTGTTGACCGATCTCGAGATTTGCTATCTCGTCCATTTGTCTCGCAAGTCGCGACCGTGCGTCGAGTACCTGAATTCGTCTCTCTTGGGTCAGCATCCCATGATGACGTACACGTGTGTCGACACGTACGACACGTGCGTCTATCTAGCTAAAATGCACGGCTGGGATGCTCGCGTCGCCGACTGGTTGGTGCGTCGCATGCGATTCGAAATGCTGGCTCGGCTCGTCGCCGAACACGACTATCCGCTCATCGAAAACGTCGACACGTGCAAAACGATTTTGCGTTCGTGCACCGACGCTCGATCGCTCAACATCATCATGCGTCGCATGGTCATCCCGATTATCGATTATAGCGAATGTTCGGCTGCCGTCTATCACTGGCTCGGTCTACCCGACACGCAACAGCCACCGGACGTGTCGACGTGCTCCATCGATCGTTTGTCGCTCTGCTCCTTTGGCGATCCCATCGATTTTCTGTCCAACGTATTGGCTCGACCCGATTTCAATATGCGCATGATTAGGCACAATATCAGTTTGTCGTTTTTCATGTACTTTCTCGACGAGTTTGAAGCCAAAACGAGTCTCACTCTCATCGCTCACCAACACCGTCGCTACAACGCCATGATGTACTTTGGTCGTCGTTTCGGCTACGATCCTCGCATCAACGTTCACACGATGAAGAGTAAATTTCAAAAGAAAATTCTCAACAGCCGCAAATAAGTCTAAATACATGATAATATGGGATACTGTGTGTATTAGGTTCTTCAAATGGCAAATTGATTTTTCAAAAGGGGTTATTTTTCGAATAGATTGTGTTGCTTTTTTAATGTGCTGTATGCGGCCATTTGATTCTGTCAAAAAATTCCTTAAAACCAATGCAATCAAGTGGCCTCGTACAACACGTTGGAACAGCAACGCGCGAAAAAGGCGTGGCAGTGTCTTTGTCATTACTCGACCGTCTGATTTGTTGGTTATTCGTTATCAGTGTGTGAAGCTGGAACGTAACGAATCAGACGCTCGAGCGATGAGGATTCTGCCAGGCTTTTTTGTGCGTTGCTGTTTTAATGTGTTGTACGAGGCCACGTGATTGCATTGGTTTTAAGGAATTGTTTGGCAAATTTAAATGGCCGCGTCCATCACACTAAAAAATCATGGAGAATTTGAATTTATTGGTACCCCCAACTAGGGAGGCAATTGAACTCTTGGGGAGAAGAGTGTGGTCATTTCACGTTCAAGGTGTGACGTGTGGTTACAAAAGTAATAAGTAGTGGGTGTAGCAGGAAATAAAGGAGACAACAGTCTACGAAAGTATGTAAAGAACTAAATGTGGACTGCTGTGTTGGTAATTCACTGGCATGGTTGATGACACGCAACTTTGTTGGTTGTTGTATAGTGGGTTTCACTCGGCGATAGATCGGGTGGTTATTTCTCCATTCCCCCAATGTTTCTAAGGGGTGGGTCATTTCACAACTTTGTTTGTGTACCTGATACAGAGAGTTGGGATTGAGATTCCAATGATTTCAGATGGAAGTACATTTGTTAATTTCGTAAAATGGCACTAGTTGTGTTCATGGGATCTACAGTTTAGTGGAGCTGTTTGCGACAGAGGGGGATATCGAATTCATTCAGATACGTGAGTGACTGTCTTTCGAATCTTTCGACCGAGAATTAGTTGATTTTTATTATCCAAGGCGGTGATTATCAACAGGAAAAGTTTTTCGGGTTCTTTGGCTACTAGACGTCGTCGTTGGACTTTTTGTTCTTTTTTTCCACACTCAGTGGTACGTCGATCCCGTTTCGGATTAAGTTTCGGATTGGTCTTTTCTTTCCTTTTTCCACCATGCGTAAGGTCGATGTTGATGCGGTCGTAAAGGAAATCGTGCGCGGGGAAATCGTCGTCGTGGATGATTGTATATGGCAGACTAGACTGCCGTTCTTTTCTGACCCGTAGAGGTTTTCTTTTGATACAGTTGGTTGTGACCCTTGATGGGCACTTTAGGCACCTGCAAAGGGTTATATTTGTCGATGCGTTTGTCCGTGCTCGTCATCACGGTGTTTGATATCTCCATAGATGGACCGAATGATTTCGTGACGTTGTTTCACGTGTCAATGGCTTACTGAGAGAAACACACAACTATGAGAGAGACAAATGGTATGAGAAACGCAACTCTTTCGGTTGCAGTAGCTGGAACGATAGTCGTTGTGACGAAAATAACGTATTCTGACAATGATTTGCGATTCATTTAATTGGAATTAAATGAATCACACTACACAAGGACGGTAAAAACAATAGTAGCCGCCAATGCAATAGTAGTACACATAATGTTGTCGATCTATAGTCTGTCGCCGAGGCTGTGACATTGACGTACCCATTTTTTATTCAGCTAAACAAAAGATTTCCAAAAAACAAAATATGGATATAGATATTCTAGGATGTTTGTATTACACTCTGGCTCTCCTTCTACTGTCGGCTGCCACACTCTTGTTCAGAGCTTTTATCTATCCAATTTTGTACTGGGTCTACGTGTGGTACAAGATCAAATGGTCGTCTCGTCTCTATAAATGGAAAAATCGTCCCTTCAACATGACCAAACATCGGTGCTCGTTTCTTCTCAACGAAGACGAGTACTCGCTGTGGCCCGAACGACACGTGTCGCGATCGCTTTTCGATCTCGTCGTCATCACAGACGGCACCAAAGATGTGTCTCAGCGCGTTCTCTCCAAAGCCGGACCGTACGCCAATTTTTACGGTCTTCGCGTCACGCCCTCCGATCTCGGTCTTCACGTTCTCTACATCAATCACCAACTGTTTGGCGCTCGCGAAACTATTCCACCGTTAACCGATTTTGTGTAGTCGACTCTGGACACTCCGACGCTGTAGCCAAAGTTTCGATAGTTGAAAAATAATCATTCAGTCGTTCGGCGAACGCGTGTCTCGTTTCGCTTCTCACGCTCGGCATCACGTACCACAAATTCTTGTAGTCGACGTACGACAAATACGCGGCTATTTGGCGCAACACTTCTTCCGGTAAGAGGTCTAGCATTTTTTTGTGGGGCACACACACACGTGTAGCACTTTATATATATATATATACCGCGATTCGTGTGCGCGCGCACACAACAATAAAACGATGGAAACCAAATGTCTCGATTCGCAAAAAAATGTCATCGACACACCCAAACGACAGCCGGAAACTGTTCGTTTCAATCAAGATGGATTTTTCAACGAAATACGTGACTTTTATCGCATCCTACCTTGGTTCAAAGAAAAGGTCAACGACATTTATTTGTGCGTTCAAAATTTAGCCGCCGAATCGCTCATCATCTTGCAAGACTCGCTTCGCGACGATCAGGGAAACACCTATCATCGAGCCAACAAGTTCTATTTCGACGTGCAGAGCGTCGCTCGACGTAAATCCCAACAGGGAAACGTCACCACCGTCGTTCATAAAAACGTCGAATACCGATTCATCGTCGGCATCATCACCCAGTACGGACTTTTCCGACAAAACGAAGAGATTTTCAACGCTCAGCAACAGTATCTCGTCAATTGGAAGCACAACATCAGGACCGATGAAATTCAACGCATTCTCGACGCCAACGTCGACGTCGAAACGTACGGCCAGTTTTTCAAGAGCTACATCAAATGTCGTCTCGACATGGACTGCGACTATGTTCGGCGCGTCATCAACGTCTTTGCCGAACGCTTCACCGTAGGCCGTCAATTCATCGACGAAATGTGTCGATTCGTTATATTTTTGAATCCCAAACTGTCGATCGTCCACGAAAGTGTCTTTGTCAAACGATTCAAAAAAAAGTACTACAATCCTGAAATGTTGCCCTTTATGAACGAGTACGATAAACTGGGAGAATTGTACAACGATGCCGCCACGCCGGTCGAAACTCTCCAGCACGTTAGCCGGCAATTGTACGATCAATGGGTGGAAACCCGACGCGAATGCATCGATTCCCTACTGGTCAACAACAGCAGCGTCAAAATGAATTACGGCGGCAGGACCAAAATGGTTTCGTCCAAAATTAAATTCGTCCAATTACCCAGCTGGAAAACGGTGTGCAAAAACGCCACGCATCTCGTCGACGTCGCCGAAGAGGACATTGTCTACATGCAAGACGGCAACGACATTTACGGATTTTCTATCGGCCAAATGTTTCACATTATCGAACACGAAAGTGGCGTCAATCCGTACACGCGAGTGCATCTCGATCGACGCGCTCTTCAGCGTTTCCTCGACACGTACGTCAAACCGCCATCTACAACCACCACCAATAGTACCGATAACGCTCACATTATCGCCGCCGACGATGACGACCAAGTCAATCAGTTGGTCCTTCTCATTGAAAAACATTTAGCCTTCCACGAACGTCTCTGCATGCACTGTCGTCAGCACAAGGCCAAAGACGCCGTTTTTATCGAAACGTACGAAACCGATTTTCCAATCATTCATTTCTGCAGTAGCGAATGTATGGCCGCCTATTCACTCGAAGAATTTAGAGCTATTCAAATCTAAAAATAAATGGTCAATTACATGATGGAACCCGAAGAGAGCGCCGAACAACATCGTAATCGCGTCGTCGTCGGCATAGATAACACGCTCTACGCTTCCGTCAGAGACGCGTACGACGGTCGATATCGATGGATCTCTCTCAGTTACAATTAGTTATTTTCGTCGTCGTCCAACAATTTGCGTTTGTACTGAGTGCCGCACGTGTCGTCGTTTTCAATCAGTTTCTTGGATTTCAAAAACAGTTCAATGAGACGACACAATTCAATGCGACTCAGAGCGTGATCTACGGGAAATTTCAGTTTATTTTCAATCAATTTAATCAGCTCGGATTTGTGCCAATTGACGCAGCGACGACCGCTCTTGATTTTACGTCGATCAGCGGCGGCGGCGGCACCACCGCTACAACCATCACCTTTTTTACTACTACTACTCCTACTACTACTTTTATCATTGTCAGTTATCTTGATGCAAAATTCACCGAGATCGCGATTCTCCTGCCCGTAGCATCCGTACTCGTTATTTTCAAACTGTACTTTTCGAGCTTGAAAATAATCGTCCACCACCCGAGTGTCGCACTCGTAACCCGTTCTCTTGTCCACGCAAAACGAATCGCCGCGACGCAAATGGTAGCCCAAACGGTGATCGTCTTCGTACACGCTCGACTTGTAGTGCAACCACACGGTGCGCTGCAGAGCCACGTGCGCTTCGGGTCGCGTGCACCTCAATCGCAACACGTTTTTCAACAACATGCGCTGCAAAAACGTCGGCATATTGATCAAGAAATTCTTGTCGTTCTGAAAACGTTTCACGTCGGCCACGAAATTGCGTCGCAAATACGTGCACATGCTCAACGCCGCCGTCGTGTGCATTGGTTTCGATTCGTATTTACTCAACAAGTAGTCGTAGAAATTGGCTCGCTTTCGGTCGTACAACGTCGTCAAATAGACACCCGTGTCGTCGTAGCGAACGTGAGATGCGTTGCCTCGAGGATTCACCATCACCACGTACGTGTTGACCACGTGCTTGATCAGTTGAACCAATTGCATGCGCGTCACGTCCAGCGGCTGAGTAGCACTTTCGAATTCCGACCACGGAACGCACCAACGACGACGAAACAGGTCACGCAACCACTCGAAATGACGAGTCCATTCTTTGGAACCCGTGTAGAAATGAAGATCGTAGTTGCGCGTGATGGAAAACGCTTCGTCACCTTGCGGCTCTTGGTCGCACGTAAACTTGCACGCTCGATACTGACAATCGCGTTCGCCGTCGTCGCCGCATTCGTTGCGCTCCTTGAACAGATAACAATCGAAAGCCGATTCTTTGACCAATTGAACAATCTTATTGATTTGAAAATCTTTTTGTTCGCTAATGTTGTACATGATGAGATCGATGCTGGGAAAAGTGCGCGCCACGGCCGCGTACTGGTATATGTGAACCACCGGTCGCAAACCCATAGCGATTAAATCGTGATGACTGTTGCGCCAACCTCGAGCTATAACTTGCGACGTTTCGCCGTAATTCCAGTGCGGCGTCAAAATGTGCTCGTGAATGACGTTGCGCAAAGTGAAACCTTCGGTGATGACGCGACTGCCTAGCAAAGCGTTGATGATTTCGCCTCGGGCGTTCTCGGCGCTGTTGAACAGACCGAGCAAGTGCTGTTTTTTGGCTTCGCTGATGCACGACGTCAGAACAATGTACGAACGACGATGACGCGGCGACGACGACCAACCTCGCTGATCCAACAATTTGGCCAACATCAACAGTCCCGAACCTTGAATCAGATCGCTGTACACCATACTCAGTTCACCTTTGGCGCTAGCCTCTTCCAATCGATCGATGACGAAAGCGTACTTGCAACTATAGTCGGCCAATTTGGACAGAGCCACGGCTTTGGCCTGTTTTCCGCATTTGCCCTCGGCGTCGACGTACAGCGACGTTTGGCGCGTGTTGTTGTACACGTTGACGTGCTGAGCGTCCATGCGCCAAGCGCGTTCGTACGCCGCGTTCTGTTCCTCGCGCATCGGTAGACACACCAATTTAAAGTGCGTTAACGGAGCCACCACTTTACCCATGTACACTTTGGGCACGTCGACGTTGACCGATTTGACAAAGGACACGCGTCGTCTCAAATACGATTTCAACAGCTCTCCGTTTTTGACGTGATGCGATTCGTCGAAAAATGTCGTCGTGAACGCGTTGCCCACCGGCATTTGGTGATCCAGAGGTAAAATCAGATTCATGATGCCAGCCAATTCATCGGGTCCGTCTTTCATCGGCGTGCCCGTCAACAAGACGATTTTACGATGCTGCAACACGTGCAGTAGGCGATGAATTTCGTTGTAGATTTTCAAATGAGTGTTGTGCTCGTTGTCGCGAATGTTGTGCGCCTCGTCGATGATGATGATGTGCGAATCGAAACGTTGCATCAACACCTTGTCGGGTAAATCTTTGATCATTTTAGCCAGAATTTCAAACGTGAAAAACGTGTACGTCTGGTGGATTTTTTTGCGCTGGCGACTGCGAAAGAGTTTCTCGTTGAACTCGCCGTCGGCCGAAGTGGCCGGCGCGATTTTGTACTTGTCGTCGGTGCATTTTTCGGCGATTTCGTTGACGAAATTGTTGATCAAACCTTGACCTCGAGCGATGACGATGACGCCACGATACTCGTGCGGATGCAACGTCAACAGTCGTTCGGCGATGCGAATACTCGTGCACGTCTTGCCGGCTCCCATTTCGTGAAAGAGCAACAGTTCATCCGTTTCATTGTAGACGTTGCCGAACCAAGTGGCCAAAAATGATTGATGCTTGTAAATGTCTCGACTCGTTTTCGTCTCTTGAAATTCTTTATAGAAATACACGGATTTCCTGTAGTCGGCTATGAAATTTTCATACTCCATTTTATTACACACATGCTAAATTTTCCAAGGTAAAAAAAACTTGGAAAATACACAACATAAAATACCTTTTTTAAAAAAAACAAAATTTTAACCTTGAACGAAAATAGGTTTCAACCATTGACGGATTTCGGCCTTGACTTCTTCAGACATGGTCGATCGGGTCGTCGTAGTTGGCACGTAGATGGATTCCGTGGCGTTGTTGAACGCTTCCAGTGCTTCGTCGTAGTCGCCGCCAACGTCGACAAATTCGGCACCGCTCGCAGAAATTGCTACTGGTGGTGCTTCGGCGGCTGCTACTTCTGGTACTACTACTTCCGCTGATTGGTGTTGTCGGTGACGATGACGAGGCGTTCGATCGGTCGTCGATTTACGAGCGCACCGCGTTTCGTACCTTTCCTGATACTTCCAAATCTTTTCGCTCGATTCTTGCAACAAAGCCAACGTGGCGTCGTACTTGCTCACCGTTTTTCCAAACAGTTTCAACGTGTTCTCAAACATGCTGCCCAAATCGGCCACTTGGTTTTGCATCAACATTTCGTGATCCAATATTTTAGCCGTAATGAAATTTTCGAAATATTGAACCCATTCGCCGACATCGGTATAGACGCTCTTGACGAGTTTCATGTGGAAAGCGTCCAGTTTTTCTTGAATAATCACTTTGAGCGCATCCTGGTGTCCCAAGTGTTGCGTCGAAACGGCTGCCAGTGCTGCCATTTGATGATTTTGAATATTTCGAGGAATAGCTCCGTGAACAACACCAAACGCAAAGACAACAAGTGCTAGCTGTTGAATCATTTTACGAATCTTGGAGATACGATAATTTTTATCTCTAACCGAGTGAATTTTTTTCTCAATTCGCGCACGGCATCTCAAGCGTGGCTGTAGTGATAATAAAAAACATGCGATTCGTTCGTTTCAAATGCGGAGTGGAAACGGTGCTGCGACGCGACTACAAGACCGTACCACGACCCATCGGCGACGACATGTGCGCCACCCGGTTATTGCTCAATTTAAAGAATTTACTCGTTGTGCGCGGCACGTCACCCGACGACACCATGATCGGTCCTCTAGAGTATTTCGGTCGCGTCGATCCCTACCGCCACCCGTTGACGTCAGTGGATACATTGCCCATAGTGCGACCCGAATGCGTCACGTGCCTCAACGTCCAGTGGCTCAGCGCTTCATTGGGCAACGTTGACGACAGTCTTTTTCCCAATGCCGGAAAGCTCGTGTTGAACAACAGCGATCTAGTCGTACCCGTTACCGACCGGCCGGGAAACTACATCGACTACAATGTGCGTCTCGTCGAATCGTCGCGCGTCACGTACGACACGCAAAACAACCAGAAAACCATGTTTTCGGTTCGCTACCATTTCGCTGAAAACTATTACGACTACGCCATGACCAAAGAGGGAGTCTTTCTCGAACGACATCCCTTCATACAAGCCATGAGTCCCGTTGATAAACATGCCAAAGGTTTCGTCATGGCGGCGCGCATGCGTGATCAACATATTGACATTATCGGCATACGCATCCCGTTGGGTTACACGCTACTCGTCGATTCGCTAGCCATTCACGGCGATAGCACGCTCGTCGGTGACTATCGTATGGAAATGACGGCCGATCACGTGGAAATGAGTAAAGCCGACACCGTCTTTTTGAAAACGGTCCAAGGACGGAACGTCGGCGTCAATAACGTCGACAAAGTAAGCGTTCCACCACCCGTCAAACATACAGTTAAAAATCGTGTATTCAATCCAGTGTGGTAACAAAAAAGTTTCATTTAGTATGTGATGCCTTACCCAGTACACACACACACCAAATGAAACTACAAACACTACAGAAATATATACGACTACACAGACACTATTTATACGTATATTTAATTAAAATGAAACGGGATCTTTAAAAAGACATTTATACATGCGAGACGTGACGTGAAGCATTCTACACTTGTTTCTAGTGTTGCGAGTCATCAGATTCCACGGGCAATCGTCGTCACGGCTCCAATCGTCGGGCATAGGGCAATTGTGACGTCTCAAATAGCGAACGCTGACCAAATCGTCATTGTAGGCGCAAACGCGCATCGTTTCCGCATTCCACGGGCACCCGCGCGAACGCAAGTAGTGCAACACGTCGACGCGACGCGCTTGAGCCGCGCAATACGTCACAAAAGGATCCATCGCACATCCGTGATCGATACAGTACTCTAGACAGTCGATGAATCCGCCATGTGCCGCGGCCGCCATCACGAAATGATTCCATTCGCAACCGCGTTGGTGCAAATATTTCAAACAATCGAGACGACCCGTCGACGCCGCCGCTCGCGCGCACGTCCAATCCCACGGCTGACGCAAACACGCCACGTGACCTAAAAAAGCCGCCGTTTCGCAATCGTCGCAACACACTACCGTCGCCACCACGTCTAACGCCCCTTCCGCAATGGTGTCAATCAAATACGTTGTCGCTATCTGTGTCATCGTCGTTGCTATCGTAACTGATACAAATGATGTTTAAACAATCACGAGGATGCGGAAAATCAATCTCGCATGTACCGCCAATAGGTGTCAGCGATTCAGGAAAATAAAGTCGAGACCACAACGATTCGTCTATCCAATCGACGTAGACTACAACGAGAACCGTGTCCACAGGTAAGCGAATGAATTTCAAACGAAGACAATGTTTTTCGTAGACGCGAGTTTGCGTTCCCACTCGTACCGTACACTTTCCAAACACCACCACGTGATTGTGTTGACGACAATCGACCACACTTCCTCGACTGTCACTCTCGATAAACACGTCCATGATCTAATCTTCTTCTTCTTCGTAGTCGGTCGTCACGTAACTACTGTCGCTATCGCTGCTGCTGCTGCTGCTGCTAATGCTAAACGTCACGTCGTCAAATTCTTCTTCGACGGGAATAAATTTCGAATACGGCCACGGGACGGCCACGCTGTGATCGGCCAAAACAAAAGAACTCAACGTTTGCAGAGAAGGCACGTGGACGTGGTAGTGTTCGCGCCAAACGCTATCGTTGATGTATTTTTTGAAAACGGCCACCAACACCGTGTGACGTTCAATGGGAATGACGGCGCGCGTCTTCACTTGATAATGCTGAATTTCGTAAATCGTGCCAATTCTCACCAGACAAGAACCTTCAATTTGCAAGGGTTTCGTCACGTTTTTCAACACGACGCAATTCGTCGTGTAATATATAGAATTTATAAATACCATTTCTCACAGAGTCTCAATTTGTTCGTCGCAATAAAATAAGTTTTCGAAAAAATTCACCACCAATTGTCGAGTTCGATGACGCAATACAGCGGGAAAAATTGTCTTGATCTTGCCACGTTTCTCTAAATCGAGAGCGCACAACGTTTCCAAAGTTAGAGGATTTTCATACTTCAATTCGATCAGCGGAAATTCTTGACGAAATAATGTTTCAAAATTGCCAGAGGCGTTGTCGTCACTCTCCAAAAAAACAAAGAGGAAAACGATATTGACCAAATCGGCCGTCAATTGACGATAGGCAATTTCACGATCGGCGACTGGCATAGACAATTGACGAACTCGACCTTCACACGTGACATACTTTACCAGGACATCAACGTCGGGTAAAACCAGTTGGTCAACACGTTCGTCAACCATCAGCACCTCGGGAGCAATGATACGGTCACGGCCGTCTCTATTAGTAGTAGTGGTGGTGGTGGTGGCGCTGCTGCTGCTGTCTCCCGTTTTTTTGCCTGAACCCATTTTCTCTTTTTGACTACGAAAACAAGCGGAGCGTACTCAAATCCGACGACGCCACGCTGGCGCCCAAACACGATTGACGGGTCGCCACACGACCCGACGAACGACTACGTCGCCGCGAGGTGGTGGTGGTGGTGGTGGTGGTGACGGCCAAATATCGGGCGCTGGCTGCGGAGAGGCGGCCGCTGGAACGATGGGATCCACGCCCGGTATCGGCCGGCTGACTAGTTTTTTGACACGGCACCCACGACCGATTCCACCCACGACGTGAAAAACGACACGCGCGTATAGTACGACGGCGGACGACACGGGTTGGTGCCGAAAGACACGATGCCCACTTGAGTCGCTCGTCCGTTGAGCATGACGATCAGAGGACCACCGCTGTCGCCGAAACACGTCGTCGTATTCGTTCCCCCTCCGGCGGCAAACTGTTCTTCAGGTTTTATCGGGATGGTGGCCGTCATTTCGCGAACTTCCGCTTCTTGCATGATGGTCGCCGAACTGCCTCTGTCGCCTGTCACCGACCCCCAACCCATGGCCGTGATGACCATCGGTTTCAAATCCATCGTCGCGTTGGCCGGCAAACACACGGGTTTGACGAATTGCGTAAACTCGAACGGACGATCGACTTCCAGTAGAGCGATATCGCCGCGGAAATTGTCGCCTTGATTCCACGTCGGATGATTGACGACGCGTTTAACGGTTCGCGTTTGCCTTTGCGGTTCTTGCACGGCTCGATTGAAAACACCGGCAGCGATTTGAGCTCCGACGGCTATATTGCAGTGAGCCGCCGTCAAGATCCACGACGGAGCAATCACGCTTCCTCCGCAGCCACCGAGTGATGCCATCCAGGGAAATTTACCGGCGAACGAATCCTTGCCGTTGACGACGTACGATTGCACGCCGCTCTGCGTGCCCACGTTGCCGCAACCACCTGTGGGTCTAGGTTGCGGACCCGGACCAGGACTAGGACCCGGACCAGGACTAGGGCCAGGTCGCGGCGGTTTCGCACCTCCCGAAGTCGGTGATCGAGACAAGACTACACCGCCAACCACGCCCAAAATGACAAATACCAAAAATATAATCCAAAAATCTCGTTGTTCCATTACTGTAGCACTCTTTATATTATTGTTGAATACCAGTGGTTTCTTTAATCCATTGTAAATAGTGAGATACCCGAACGAAACCACCCGCACCTTTCGTACAAGGATCCGTCGCGAACGACATGATGCCGACAATGTGCCAATTTTCGCCCTGTTGCAACATGAGCGGTCCACCGCTGTCGCCGAAACAGATACGACCGCCCGTCGGATTGCTGGCGCACAATTGTTGAGCCGGATTGATGTTGAATTCGGTGCACGGTGCCACTTCTTGCAGCAAGACGTCTTGCAGTTTGGTCGCTCGCGTAGCGGGAAACGCTTCGGGACGCGTGTTACCCCAGCCGGCGGCGTATAAATTTTTGCCTTGGGTCACCATATTGGGCGTGGGCAGACAGATGGGTTGCTTGTAGCCGTCGAACACGATGGGCGCCGGCAATTCGATGAGAGCGATATCGTTTTTGAGTGTGGTTTTCTCGTACTGAGGATGAATGACGACGCGTTTGGCTTTGACCAAAATGCGTTGATTCTCGTTTTTAGACGTGTCGAACGCGCCAAACAACAAATCTAAATCGTTAGAATCGGCGTCGGAGATACAATGCGCCGCCGTCAGCACCCACCTGTTGGAAATCAAGGTCGCGCCGCAATTAAACAGATTCACCATCCACGGCCATTTGCCGGCGTAAGCGTCAGTTCCCGCGACGATTTGCGGGTCGAACGTTGTAATCAATCGTCGTCCGCACAATTTCGATGGCGGAACCGGTGGATTTGGACCAGGACCAGGACCCGGACCAGGACCCGGACCTGGACTTGGATTGGGTGGACGAGTGCCGCCACCGGATGTTTGTCGACGCGACACGTAGACGAGAACGCCGACGATCGGCGCCACCACCACGAATAAGACGAGGAAAAAAATGCCTATATTTCTATTGCGACGATCTCTGTCGTCGTCTTCATTACTACCATTTATTTTTAGTTAGAACCTTGAATTATGAGCAGCGTCGCGACGTACATGATAACCGTGACGGTAGCCAAATAGAGAACGTTATTGTCCTGTAGCGCTGGTATCGTTCGTTCGAGCGTTCGACGCGTAAACGGTAGCGATACCAGAGCGAAAACCGTCGCGACGAAAATAGCCGATTTCCACGCGGGCATTTTTTTAGTAGAAGAAGCTTCAACGTAGTCAGCCATTCTTTATTATTTATTGTTCTTTAAATATTCGTCGTATAAATAAACATGTATGCTGCTCAAAATATACAAGAAGATTTGACGATTAAACAGGGTCGTTATTTTTGGCTTTTCGTGGCTCTCGTCAGCGTCTTCCTCATCTACTTCATGGTGGACTGTTTCAACCTCTTTGGTGGTGAAGTTGACGAAGGTGATTGCGGTTGCGATGGCACGCTAGGATCGTCAGTGCTTTTGTCAACCTCCTAATTATAAACAGCATGTATCACGGTGACAGATCTATTCGTTTTTATAATCTCATTTATGATTTGTTTTCTCGAGCGAAACTCAAGAAAGAATTTATCGAACTCTGTTTGACCGAGGAACGTATGGCCAAATTCGGTAACGCCTTCACCAGCGTCAACTACGACAAGGCCAACAATTACGAGTACCACGAACAGATTGGCGATTCGACCGTCAACAAGTTCATCGTGTCCTACATGTACAATCGTTTCCCGCAATTGCGCACCAGCGACGGCGTCAACATTGTCGCTCGACTCAAGATCAAGTACGGTTCCAAAGGTCAGCTCAACATCATTTCGGAGAAGCTCGGATTCTGGAACTACATTTCCACAGAGAATGAAGAAAGAATTAAACGTAAAAAAAATCTACTAGAAGATGTATTCGAAGCCTTTTTTGGCTGTTTCGAAGAGGTCATCAACGAAACCATTTACGAAATTAAAGGTGTATGGTTCAACGGAGCCGGATACGATTTGTGCTACCGATTGTTGTCCTCCATATTCGATGAATTGTCCATTTCTATCAAATATGAAGCACTCGTTGACGGCAAAACGCGACTCAAAGAGTTGTTTGACGAACAGCGCCAGCATTTGCAGCAGTTGCGCTACGAGGACTCGCGTTCGGCCGACAACAACATGTTCGTCAGTCGAGCCTACAACAAGAACCAATTGCTAGGCGTCGGTACGAGTAACAAGAAAAAAGAAGCCCAAGAAAAAGCTGCCGACGAAGCGCTCATCACTCTGGCCAAATTGGGATTCGTCAAAGACGTCCCTCAACAGTACAGAAATTTAACTTAATTTGTGTGTGTGTTTTCAAGATTTCCAATACAACAAAATATTGAAAACAAATTTATACCGTTGTTTGATTGGTCGCCGGCAGCGGCGGCGGCGGACGATAGTGATATGAAATGCGGTCGCATGAAACGGAAACGACCCGCGTTTCACCGCCCATCGTGACGCTGACCTTGTGAGCCGACCCGTTCCAAAAGAGAAACGGATCGATGGGTACCGAAAAATAGGGCTTTTGTCGATTGTGATGACGTTGTAGTAGTTCCAGTAATTCAATAGCCGCCGTTCTTTTGGCTTCCTGTTTACTGCGACCCGTGTGTTCGCGAGTCACCATCTCGTCCACTTGCAACCTACACGTAAACAGGGGTTGATGATGTGTCGACGCTATCGGCGAGATCGCGATGGAAAATGTAGTGTTGACTTGGAACCCATGTTTCATGGCCAAATCGTTCAACTGGATTAACGCATTCTTCGACTGTGACATTTATCGTATTCCTTTTGTCTTCGGGTCGCAGAGTCAATTTTTTTCTGACCTCGTACTTCACCTGTCGTGGTAACGTAAAAGGTATATACATTTATTATAAACACATGTCTTACACCGGATTCAAGAAACAGACAAGCACGCGCGACTCGTACACGACCGACCAAGCGTGTTCTTTCGGTACATGCAGTATCTCGACAGAACAATTGCCATGCAACAAAACGGGCGGCATCGAAGACGAAACCACGTCGTTCGAATCGTGCGTCGGTGGATTCTGCCCTCAACGACGCGTTTGCGTGCCTCCCGATCGTAAAGAGTGCGACGTCGGGCTCAATGACGGTCTCGTAGATCCGTTGAGCGCTGTCGAATGGCAAGTCAAAGCTCCCAATCTCGTTTGCAAATACGATATCGATGAAATGACTAGCATCAACGTCATTGACAATTACAAGCGTTTATTCGGTGACAATGACAATTACAAACTCATGATGGAACGATTGTGCGGCAGCGAAGCGACACTGTGCGCTCTGGATCCTCTAAGCGGTAAACCTTTTGAAAAGTGCAGCAACATCAACAGCACGACGCAGGTGGGAGACGAGTGTCGCCTGTTTTACAACACTCAAACGGCCGACATCAAGGACACGATCGTGCAAAACTATTGCGTCAAACATCCCAACAATCCCGATTGCAAATGCGTCGAACGATCCACCGATCCCAATTATCGCAACGTCAAACCCCATATTCCCTTCAATGACGGGTGCTGGTATCCGGCGTGCGCCACGGCACCCTATTTGAAAACTCAAGACGTCAAAAACGCCACGTGCCCATCTGACGTCTGCCAAATCGTTTTCGACAATTTAAACAATAATAATGTCAACATTTCAGACAATAAGAACGCCATCAATTGCAAATTTGAAGCTCCACCTCAGCCGCCGCCGCCGCCTCGTCCGTCGCCAGGTCCGTCGCCGCTGCCTAGACCGAATCCTCCTCCATCGTCGCCCGTCAACATCACCGCCGTCGTCATCATCGGTATCGCCGTCTTTGTCGTCGTCATCGCTCTAATCGCCGCCGGCGCCGGACAACGACAACGCTAGGCGACACACAACGCTAGGCGACACACAACGCTAGGCGTCGTCTTGACCAATCGAAGCCACGTAGTGTTGTAAACTTTGCGGCAATGATGATGTATCGAGACTATTGGCACGGATACAAATGGCGCTCCGTAACTTTAATTCCAGTGGAAAGGGTTTAAATCGTAAATCCCATTCGAATTTTTTTATCGACATCCAATTGTCCAGATAAACCATTAGTAGAATAACAGTTGGATCAAGGTTGATAGTTACACTGGCTTCAAATGTAAACCCCATATAGGATTTGCCAAAAATGAATCCAGATTTCGTTCTGCCACTGGCGAATCCGACTTTTATGCGACAACTAATAGATTCCCAATAATTGTAAGATGAATACGCAATCCTAATCTTAGGTGTCAGCTCGTGACGTTCCAAGTAAATGACTTCATTGCCAATGTTACACGTTGTACGACGACCGTTGATAACTATAAAAGAGTTCATCATTCGACGCACACACACACACACACGCCGTAACAACTCCTACAGTCAACTGTGGGCGACCAAACGTCAGGCAATCGAGTGTTGTAAACTTTTTTTATTGTGTGAAATACCAATGTCTATTTTTAAGGGAGGGTGAGGTTGGTTCGGGTTGTACAATCAGGTGGGATATACTAAAACTAGTAGACATTGGTATTTTTTTTGTATTTATTTCTTGACACCATTGTATTGAGGTTTATCTTTCTGGTAGGCTATTTTGAAGACGCGAGCTGGATAGTCGTACGCGTTGATGATGCGCGTCACGTCGGCCAACGTGATTCGTTTGTGAACCGGGTGGTGACGTTTCGTTTCCACGTAGTATTGCTGAATTTTCAACAAGAGACCGTGCCGCTCCTGGCTGACGTGCACGTAGTTTTTCATGATGTATCGATTCTTGTAGGCCAGCAGCAATTCGGCCGCGATGACGGGAATTCGCAATTCGAACCAATCGGCGATCGGGGCGCTGTCGGGATACAATTCCAAATACTTGCGTCGTTTATCGGCATCGCGACGAGCGATGCAATAGCAAAAGGCTCGACACGAAATGTTGTTGCGCACGCTGGCATAGTCGGCGTAGGCGGAATTCAAAACGCGATACTGGACGCGGTAGTCGTCGGAAAACAAGAGTACGCCTTGTTTTTCGAACGGATTGATGGCACTCACGGCTCGCACGAGATCGACGACCGTATCAAAACGAATCGTTTCGTTGATGGGAATGAATCCAATGGCTTCGTGGACTTTGAGCCGCTGATCGCGCTCGTCCGTCACCAACACCAAATAGATGCTCTCTTTTTGCAATTCGGGTCGAACGACGATACGATTATCGGCGTTGTTGATCAAGATGAAATGGTAGCGACGCGTCGTTTGCAATTGGTCGAGAAAGTCTTCGTACGATGAGAAACCGTAATCTTTCTGCAAAGCTTCGACAAACAGGTGACCGAACGACGTTTTGCTGGCCCAACGCGATTTGAAAGCGTTCAGTTTGCGATGCGTCGTCATGAGCCATTTGCCGTCGACGTACAGAAATTTTACGATCGTTCCCTCGTACGACCACGAAATCTTAAAGTCGGCCAGATTGATTTTGTCCAGACGCGTCACATTGTCGCATGTCATTTCTTCCGTGAAAGGAAATCCTCGATAGATCAATTGACGTCCCTTGAAAATGTAGCCGCGAATGAGACACTCGAATTCCGATTGAGGAGAAGAAGAACAATACACTTGATACGTGCCATCGTCGTCCGTCATGGCAATTTGATGACGCTTGATTTCATCCAAAAGAGCACCATCGTCTGCTTCAGCGTTGGTAGCGGTGGACACTACGGTAGCGGCAACGGGTGCCGACAAACACAATTCACTCAACTTCATAAGATACTCCATAATGTTTGCGAGTTTTACGTTGGCAAGAACGCTTCTTTAAACCTAATTTTGTTTAAAATAGAAACTCAATTTTTTAACTTCCATAATAAAACCATGAATAGTAGTGATATTGTAACTCTGATTCGATCCGATTGGGATATAGCGCAACTCGATCGCTACGATGCCCAATCCCTAATGTACAACGTCAGCCAGGAACAGTCGATGCGACTGGCTCCGACGCCGACCATGCCGCCCAAACCCGTCACCTACAAGGACGAAATCGTGCATATGGTTCTACCGCCCACTCAAAACTTTTCACTCCAATAAAGATGAACTACATATTTTTGGCTCTATCGACCACAGTCGTCTTGCTATTTTCATTCGTGTTCTACAAAACGCGCGACTCGCCGACCAGCGTTTCCCCAGCCGTGTCGTCGCCGACCTCCAGTATCTACGTCGTCAGCAACAGAAAGCCCCAATCTCAATCGGCAGTGCCGGCAGACCAGTCCATCTGTTTGGGCGGCTGTTCGTGGATGGACGGCTACGCGGCCGGTCCGCAACCCGTTGTCGATCCCTACGGTGTGGAGGAAAACGGCAGCACGTTGCCGCACGACATGCAATCGCTCGACACGATGAACACCATGCCTTTCGACTACAACGGTATGGCTCAACCGCAATCGGCGTTCGTTCAACCGGCGGAAATCACACCGACCCCCGATCCCGTTGTCGATCTTATACCTCAAGAAATTATTTACTAAAACAAACAAACGCGCGGCACTCCGAGAGATGAAAATCAAAAACGTCGATCACGTCGCTCTGCTCAGCCGTTGCACCACTCGCAGCCAACAAGTTTACGTCGAAAAGTACATCTTGTCGTCGTCGGCGTCGTTACCGAAAAATGTTCATCAAACTATCGATTCATTGCGTCAGGAAAACGAAGACATTCGCGACACGAATCGATCGTGCGTCAAGCAATACATTCTCGAACGCTTCGTCATGAAGTGTCCCTACGACAAGAAACAATTTTACCTCATCATCAATAATGCCATCATTTTCAAACTGATTCAAATCAAAGACTTGCAGCAGATGGTGCAAGTTTTAGATAGCGATAGTAGCGTATCGTGTGATGAGATGCTAAAGGGACATCAAGCCATGTCGAAAATAATTCTTGAACTCTCCAAATCACGTCCCACTCGTGACGCAGAGCCAAATAACCCAAAGTAAAGTAGATGGCGTTTTTTGAGGCGTAGTCGGGCATGCCTTTGAAACGTTCGATAATGTACGGTATGTCGTCGTAGCTGATGAGATCCACGCGTTCGGCTTCGAAATCCAAAACTTTTTTCAAAATCTGATTGAGTGTCTGTAGACTGGCGTTGAGATAGATTTCCGTCGTCAAACTTTGGTAGTTGACGTCGTCGGTCGTGCAAAATTTACTGTAATCGCACATTTATTCACACACGCACACAGTCTTATTTTACATATCCTAAAAAAGATATATAAAATTATTATTTCAAATTTAATCCCGATTGAATGTAGCCGATGATGGCTTTTTTGTAGTCGGCGGTGACATCCAATCGGAACCAGGCAATGACTCGCGTCAATTGTTCCAGAGTGAGACGCGACAGGTAGGCGTCGGTGATTTGACGACGCGAAACGAAATATTTTTTCAAAAAAAGTTGGTCGCCGAACGCTTCGGCCGACGACGGGTACGACATAAAATAATCGATATAATTCATTTTCATGGCTTTCGGAAGGAAATCTATTTCTCGCCAACCGTGATACATGGCGATCTCTTTGAGAAACGTCAACGGTTTTCGCATCCACCACGAACGAGAAAAACTGCTAAACGAAAGCGACGAGTCGCTCTCCAGCAGATGAACAAACGCGTCCACGTCTTCGTTCATGGCTTCCAATTTTCGAGGCAACGATTCATCGTACAACCCACGACAACACGACGTCTTGTCGACGCATCGCCAATAGTATCTGCCGTGAGAATTGGCCACGCTATCATAGCGTCGACCGTCGTAGCCGACCATGATTTGGTTCCTGAAATCGGAAGCCAGCAAAGGCGGTTGATGGCGAGTCATGACGTAATCTTCCATTGTGTAATTACCCGTTAAAACGCAGACACGTGACACGAAAACAATTTCAAGAGAACCATTCATCATACAAACTATCATAAACTAGATTAATTAATTTCAACATGTCTAAAATACATTTTGAAATTAAAAGTTTTTTTAAAGTGTATAATCGTGATCGATAGTTTCGGTGGTCGTCGTAGTGCTTTCGGTCGTACTATCTTCAGGAGTACTCTCTGTCGTCGACGTAGTAGTACTGCTAGTCGTGGGAGGTTCAACAGTCGTCGTTGTTGTAGGCGTAGTGGTTGTAGACGTCGTTGTTGTAGGCGTAGTGGTTGTAGACGTAGTAGTGGTTGCAGGCGTAGTGGTTGTAGACGTAGTGGGACGCCTGTGCGTGGTTGGTTCGGGAGCTTCCGGGGGGAACGGTTGCAGGCTAATGTGAACGAAACCTTTGCGCGTCAAATTGAGCACTTGCGTAAACCATTCGGGAACGTCGTCGTTGCTGGTCTTGTTGCGATGCTGCTGATGATGATGATGCTGTTTCAATTTACTCACGTCGCGTACCAACTGAGCGGTCGCGTCGTCCATCGTCACCGTCACGTAGACGTAGTATCCCAAAAGACTCAACACCATCAACAAACAGAGCACTTTGGTAGCCGTTAGAAAGAGCGCGTAGCGACGCGACGCTCGAGACTCTGGCGGAGCATGCTTTTTAGTCGTCAACGGCTTGTAAACTTCTTCGTGTCCGGATTCGATATCCATATTTTTCTCTGTTTATTTACTAGGTAATTGTATCCAATTTAGCTAGCAATTTTTTTCCGCTTATTCGGGAATAATAGTGCGACGCACGTACGTCACCACTTGATCTTTACCCGTGTAGGCGTCCGTCATGCGCGTGTAGCCTCCCTTGACCAATCGTTCGGGTGCCACCTGGCTGGGTGTACCGTAGCCACCGAAAACGGGAACAATGTAAACATCTTTGGCGTCCATATTTCTTTTTATTCTATACTTTATCATAATTCTATAAACCACAATAATTCGATTCGAACGGTACTCGTGGATCGTAGTAGCCCAACGTCTCAGCGCGTTTTAAAAGCGCCGCGTTGATGGCGTTAAATTTCTCCGTGTGATGCAATTCGTCGCAAATGACGTGCGCCACCTCGTGACACAGGACGTACATTAAACTGTTCCACGAATAGAATTCATTGGGGTTTTTACGTAAACAGACGACGATACGTTTCTTATTCTCCGTGTACGATCGACTACCCTCCTCCATGGTAAACTCGTTGTACACGTCGCGACCGTTCAACATGGCCGTCAAGTAGTCACCACCACCACCACCACTACTAGTACTACTTAAAATGTCGCGCATGGCTTCACTCAATCGATGCAACAACGAGACGGCCGAAGGTGAATTGATGACGTACGACTCGCGAACGCGTCGTCGCTGCTTAGCAATAATGACTACAACTAGACCAATCGTTAGAAATAACAAGACGAGAAAAAGGACTTGTGGTCTTCTCATTTATTGAACCCATTGATGTTGACACATACTACATTTAGCAAAAACGGTCATCGGTTCGTCGCCACTGCGCGTCTGACGACTGTAGGCCGTGATTTTTTTCGATTTACACTTGTGACAAATGAGAACACCTTCTTCGACATCGTGAGGCGACACGATATACTTTTCGAATTCTTGTTCCTTTTTCTTGTACTCGTCGAAAACGGGGAGATTCCAAACGTCGTCGTCCGTCACGGGCACACCGAAAATCATTTCGTACAAGACGCGTTTATTGGGAGCCGAGCAACCGTAGTGACGATTCAATTGCTCGAGCGAAAAACTCGCATCAAAGGCAGCCATCCGCGTTGCTTTTTCTTGCCGACAAAACGAGACACGGCCTCTTCGAACGTCAACGACAGTTCCACACACTCGTACAGATCCACGTCGTCAAGAGTCAAATCGTTGAGCTCAACTCGATTGACGACCGCGTCCACGCCCGCGTCCCAAAAACTCACAAAATCGAAAAGCGTCGGAAAGAGTTTCTCGATTTTTTCGCGAACGCGTCCCTGCTCCGCTTCCAAATCTGTCCACTGGTGATTGATGACATCGGCCAGACTGCCCACGATTTTTATGATGTTCTTGTAGTGCAACGTCGTCCACTCGCGACACACGAATCGATGGAAATCGCCGCGAGACATTCGCGACCAATGCCAATTGGTGTAGCGCGATTCGTAGAGCGCGTTCAACAGCTCGTCGCGCGTCTGTTTGACGTACACTTGACCGTCGACCGTTTTCGAAAAGGGACACCACGTCGAATTGTACACCCAATGCGTGATGGTGGCATTGTCGACACAAAAAGGCCAATAGGCGGCATCGGCTTTGGCGAACAAGAGTTTGAAATAGTGACGCACATCGCATTCGTCGTGCACTTGGAAAACGAAAAAACGATCGGCGTAGCGACGATTGCGAATCACTTGACAAATGTTTTCCACCGATAAATTGGGCAATCCGACGTGAGGGGCGTGAAGCCATTTGCGGTACTGACACAGCGAGTAGAGCAATTTACCGGGCACCAGCAACAATTGTTCGCGATTACTCAGCGACACGTGCGTCAATTGCAAGTTGGGATTGTTCATGATGACGCGTACTTCTTTCAATTGTTGTTCCATCTTGTACCATTCGTGCTCGGCGACGGTGGTGACGAGTTGATGAGGGGTCGGCAAAAGTTGCGCCGTTCGCAAACGTTCCATTTCGTTGAATTCGAAGCGAACGCGAGTGCACGCGTGCTTCTTGATGTCTTTGATCGAGTGGCCGACATAGTCGCACAATTTGCAACAGAAAAGAATCGATCGAGCCGTGCGACAGGGGGCGCGACGAAAATGTTTCTTAAACTCCCCGTCGTTGGCGCTACTAAACATACAGAAATCGCAAAACATGTTTCCACTTTTTAAGGTTATCTGCCGTACTTTTGGCCTCGGTTATTTTTCATATTTTTAATCGTCAAAGTGACGAGGAGAACGAGAACACCGCCGAGAGCGAAATAGAGCACCTTTTCCGACGTGGCGGCCCGCGTCGCGCATTTGACGCAATCCGCTTGGCTCTTGACCACATTCGAAGGAGCGTACATGGTGGGGGGTGTAGCGATTGTTGCCGCCGCTGGCATTATTCGCTGCTGCTGTTGCTGGAGCACGCGTTCCAACAAACGTTCCAAACGGTCCAGCCTATCTGCCGTGTTGTCGTTGTGCAAAATTTTGTAAATTGGAGTCTTATTCATTTTTATCTTTAAAAAATTCACTCCAAGAAAAATAATATATTTATCACACACGATATAAATAAATTATGGGCCATTTCCATCACTACAATTTCGATATTGGTAATGGAAATTGTCAGAGAACCGAGCTGTGCGACACGCTCGTCATCGGCGGCGGAGGATTCAAGGGCGTCCAGTATTTGGGCGGCTTGCACTACTTGAAAGAGCACGGCCATTTGGAACGCATCACGACGTATTGCGGTACGAGCGTCGGTAGCATCATTTGTTTGCTGTTCCTGTGCGGTCACACGCCGTCGCAACAGTACGATCTGTTGCCGTTGAAAAAGATTTTCCAGTTTAGCACGCGGCCGCCGTACGTGCACAGTCTACTGCCCACCGTTATGCCCACCTATCTCGATGTTCAAGTCACGTTCGAGCAACTATTCAAAAAAACTGGCAAGTTTTTTTTTGTCATTGCCTTCAACGTGACGATGCGGCGACAAGAGATTTTCAGCGTCATCACTACACCCGACTATAGCGTCATTAACGCCGTTCTCTTCAGTTGCGCCATCCCGTTGGGAACGTTGCCGCGCTGCGTCGAAACCCAGCACGTCTACATGGATGGAGGCATCGTCAACAATTTGGCCGTCGATGTGGCTCAAGATTTTGATTTCAGCGAACGAATCATGGCTCTATGTTTTCGACCGCGAACGTTACCGTTGCCGACGACACTTCCGCCACCGGCACCGGGTCTCAAAGAATTGGTCGACATTGTCTTTAGTGTACCGAGTCGTTTGCTCGACAAGTCGCGTCTCGAAGCGTGCTCGAAAATTCATCGTCTCTACGAATTCGAAGCCGACGGAGGCGGAGTGGAATCCATCATTTCGTTGGATCATGAGACGAAAATAAAACTTTTTCAACAAGGATATGATTTGATTAAAACCACGTTATAATAAAATATGGATTACGCTTGCCTAGGATTTTTCATCGCTGCTATGGCTGCAGGAATCGGCCTTTACTATTTTCTCGTTCGACGCTAAAGACGCGCTCAGTCGTTCGCAAAATATTTCACAACATGTGGATGTTAATAATAAATGATTCAAGTTATATTGACACTTTTAATTGCTGTCGGATTGTGCGCCGCGTGGACGAAAAGAAAATCGCCGTCCCTCATTGAAACATTCATGCCGCCCTTGTCGTATCGATTCGAAGAGCCTCCTCCTCGAGCCATGACGACCACGCTCGATTACAACACCACTAGACAACCGGCGGCATCGATGGTGCCTCAACCGGCAAGAATGATGAGCAGCGACATGCTGGTGCGTCCGCGTCGCGCTGAAGCTAGCGATATGTTGGCACCGCCCACCACCAATTTCACCTTGAATTACACTGTGCCTCCCAATCAGACGAGTAACGTGGCACCGCGCGTCGCCGACGTTCCCTACACTTCGGCTCTGCAAGGACCCGTACCCGACACGCAATACTTGGCCGTGGATCCCATGAACCCGTTGGGTTTGAGCCATAGCGGTCAATTGCAGCCAGTCATTTACCCGCGCGCCGTCTACGCCAACAAGATGAGCCGACTCTTTTCTCTCGGTGATCCCATTCGAGGCGATTTGCCTATCGCTCCTCTATCGGGCGACAATTGGTTCAAACCGGCCGTCACGCCGCACATTGATTTGCGCGAAGGAGCCATGACGGTGATGGGCGGTCGACACAACGACACCACCAACGAATTGGGTTTGCTCAAATACCAGTCCACGTACGGTGGACACAACATCAACGCGGGAGCCGAATTTTCACCCGACAACGAAATGGTCATGCAAACGAGCGGCATGATTCCACTCTACAGAGAAATGGTCAACAATGTTGGCGACGTCACTATCGCCACGCGATATTAAACACACACACGCACACACGCACACGCATATACAAAATTCAAAATAACACACATCTTATTTTGAATTTTTTTACGGGTCGGCACGTCGTCGGATCCAGCCGTTGACGGTGAAACGACCGTTTTCGAACGTGTTGGCACCCGTCACGGTGACGGGCAACACTTGATGCATGCGCGACGAATCGAAAACGACGAGACGGTTTCGAAGCGGTTTCACAATAGTGCCATCGTCGATAAAGACCAATTCTCCACCGGTGAACTGATTGGTGTGAAAATAGTAGACGTAGGTGAGTTCGCGTAATTCGCACGGTGTACAATTGTCCGTGTGTTCCAAATAGAAATCACCGTGACCGCTGCGAGTCACTTGACACTCGAAAGCCGAGTCGTCCAAGATGAAATCGGGATGCCATAAATGACGGCACATTTCGGGCAGTAAAGAGATCACTTTATGGTGAAACAGTTGTCGAATAAAAGCCGGTGTCACATTCATCATGGTCGATCGACGATAGTCGACCGCGTTGGTCACAGTGCCCGTTGGAAAGAAATTCTCCTTTTCGTCCGAAACGGCCGCCAACAAATTCAACACGTCGATTTCGTCCAACAAATCGTCGATAATGTAGACGCTGCTGCTGCTGTTTGTCGTCATGGCGGCCTAGTTTTTTTTACAATAATCTACCTTTAATAGAGATAAAATGTTAAATTCTCAAAAAATGTTATTGGTCTTTGGTGGGTTTCTACTCTTTGTAGTGGTGCTTATCTTGTTGAATTCGTCGTCTTCGGGACCGCGACGACCAGCTGAACCTTCTCTACCGGCTCCTGATGGATGGGAAGGTCAAGTGGCGAGAATCACCAACGCCGAAAGATCGAGTCGCGGTCTAGCTCAACTGGTGTTTGACTCCAAATTGGCCGACATTAGCCGCGCGCACAGCGCCGACATGAACAGTCGACGATTTTTCGATCATAACAATCCCAGCGGCGAAACTCCGGGAGATAGGGCTCGTAAAGCCGGCTACCCGTGGGGAGCCATAGGAGAGAATATCGCCGCAGGCTACGGGACACCCGAAGCCGTCATGCGAGGATGGATGAATTCACCGGGTCACCGTAGCAATATTTTGGGCACGTCGTACAAACGAATCGGTGTCGGCGCCGTGCGTAAAAGCGACGGAACACCGATATGGACGCAAATGTTTAGCGATTAGTAGTAGGCAACTCTTTGAGTGCTTGATTCATTTGATACTCTGGATCGTCCCACAACGGATTGAATCGTTCGTTGTTCCATTGGTGCAGGTCGAAAGAACCGAAACGCCACGAACCGTCGACCACGTCGGCTTTACAATAGTAGACGCACTGTTTCCAATCGTTGGACTGGAGAGCGTTGTTCAAAAAGAGACATTGATGGTCGCCCGTGTAGTGGAGCATGAGTTGTTTGAACAAGTCAAACGACGGCACGATGGCGGCGTAGTTGACGTACATGAGCTTGAGCGATTCCAAGTTGGTTTCGCGAAAGAGAAAGACGCCGTCGACGGCCGTGCGCACGTTCAACGGCATGTCCAACGCGAATTGCATGCATATAATGTAAAACATTCTAAAATGACTTCCGTTTTTAAACAAAGTTTTCTGAATTTTCTGTCTAAAAACGCTAGGCTGATCTGCACAATCGTCTAAAATGACGGCCAACCACTTGTCTTCGTCGGCCAATTCCTTGTTGCTAATAACCTTGGATTGACGTGTCAAAGCGTCGGCTAGCACTTGATCGTCGTACTCTTCGTAGACGAAAAGTGGCGGGAAAAATTCCCTATAAAATTCATTGGCACCTTCACTGCCGGACATGGCAATGCCCGTTTTAATGATATCGCTTTTGGCTTTCAGAATCGATTTGAGCAACGTCGATTTACCCGAACCGGGTTTGCCGACAATGATAATTTTCGAACCTCTAGCTTTTCGATCTTTATACGTGTATTGGTTGGGCAAAATACAATCATAATTGGGCAATTTTTCCAACTTTATCACGTCAGACATATTTTATTGTTATATACTTTCAATATTTAAAATGTGAAAAATATTGAAAGTTTACCAACTACTACCAACTACTGTTTTTCTACCATCACTACTACATGTGACTACCAACACAAAGAAAATTAAAAGTCGACTTCTTCTTCGTAGATAATGTTCTCGCCGCCGCCGAAATTCGAGTCGACCACGGTTGGAGTGGGAGAAGGTTCCAGTGACGACAAACTTTTGACGGCCTTTTTCCACCAATTCTTTCCGGCTTGGAAAACTTCCATGTGCTCATCGTTGGCTTCAATCATGACGCTGGGTTTGAAATCGGTAGTGATGCACGCCATCGACGAATTGGGTGGCGTGCCGACGGCTTGCGACTGGAAAATAGGAGCGTAAACAAACAAGCTGGAAAAGTAGAGCTGTTTGTTGTCCGTAGTGTCGTCCAATTTACCGCCAAAAGGCAAGTTCTCCTGGGCCATCATGGTGACAACAAATTTCTCATACATTTTATCAAAGTTATACATAAAATGTCCCATAGCACTCAATTGAATGGGACGAGTGTGCATCGGCTCATTTTTTTCATCGACAAACAAAACTAAATGACGTCTCATACATCTCAAATAAGATACCGGTTTGTGCAGAGGAGCATTCCACAAGCCATCAACATAACCAGTGTTAAGATTTTTACAAAGTAACGGTGACGAACGTAAAATGAGAAGGCGTGGAGCATCCAAAAGAATACCTGGCTTTTCTTCAAAGCCTTTGGTAATGGGGTCGAGTTTTCGAGTTACAAGTTTATGAGGTTTTCCAACAGCCATCAGTTCAGGTTTCCATCCAGAAGACTTCAAATTGTCTTCGCCAATAAAAAGTCCGGCCGGCTTGTTGATGGACTTACACGATGGGATGGTGGTCGATTTGGCATCGGTCAAACCGGCTTTCTCGGCAAATTTATTGGCTAGGGCTGCTTTGCTGTTCATCTTCGAAAGTTAAAAACAAAATCTTCTGTAATTCTGTCCAGGAAATCAAATCGTTTTCACGCAACTTCAGCTCGTCCGCCAACTCAATGGTTGAACCAGACTCGAGTAAGCCGATTATATACTGTTGCATGTAGGCGCGGTTTTGAATGCACTCGAGTTCCAAGTACTTTTCCAATTTCTTGGCATCGTTGCACATGGAGGCGGTACATTGGAGAATGCTACACAACGCCTCGTCGCATTGGAACAAGGTTTTGCGTTCGTGGGTTTGAAGTTGCTTTTCCTTGACGTAGCGGCTGATGAGACTGGTGAGAACGGAACGAGAACACGCCCCGTTGTCGTTGTCGTCGCCAGACACTTGCTTGATGAAAGCGCGCGTGGCGGCCGTGACGGGTCGACTCTTACCCAATCCCGTGTTGGCATTGTTGCGCGTCTTTTTCACCGTTTCGAGCGTTTTCAACATGGACGCAAAGAGCTTGCTAAACTCTTCCAAATCGTGAGCAAACTCTGGCTCCATCTGATAGGTGTTGATGAGCCGTTCCAGTGTCTCTTTGCACGACTTGATGCTCTCGTTGCGCGTCTGCTTCTTTTGACGCACGTGCAACTTTCCTTGACGAACCATCTTTTCTTGAGAAACCATCTTTTCAGTCATTTTTATTGTGGTAATACGTTCTTTTAGCTCGACGTTCAATATATCTGTAAAATTTACAGGTAATCGTGGTGAATCAAATTTATTTGGCTCCTAAAAAGAATCAACCGAGACACATAAACACACATATACGATGAAAAAACTATCCAAACAAGGAAACTACGGCACCGTCTACGAGGGAAAATATAAAAAAAAGAAAGCCATTTACAAGACCAATAGCTTACCGGACGTGAATTTGCAACACGAACGCGACGTTATGCTCGTCTTGAACAGCGACCAGAGAATGAAATCTTTTTTCCCTCGACTGCTGGACTATAAGGAAACGGCGAAATCGCAGTGTATTGTCATGGAGTTTATCGAACACGAATTCACTCTGTACGACGCTATGGACGAGCTGAACACGAGCGAAAAAGAGCTCATTTATTTGCATCTCTATTGCATGCTCAAAGTGGCCAGAGAAATCTGCGATTTCACCCATTACGACTTGCATTTCGACAACATTCTTATGGTGAAAGCGTCGCAAAGTAAACACGTGTACACGTTCAACGACGGCACGCGTACCATATTGCCGTACGATGACTATCGTCCCATCATGATCGATTTCGGGTTCAGCTACTGTCGGGGCGTGACAGGTTTACGCGCGCCCATGACTCAAACGCATCACTACATGAATCCTATGGTCTTTTGTCCCATCCACGACATTTACATTCTGCAAAAGAATTTTCAGCATTGGGGCGTGGAATTTGAAGTCGGGTTGCGACACGCTCGACGCCATCGACAATTCAAACGCAGTCTTTTTGATTTGCTAGCGCGAGTGACTCAATGCGCCGACTACCCACGCGACGAAGATGAAACTCCGCCCACAACGGAAGGAGGAGCTTCGGGTTACAATTCCGATTGTAGCAGCAGCGGTAGCAGCAGCTGTAGCGATAATGAACGACAATGGCGAGATGTGGGTCGCTGGAAAAGCGTCCGGACGTTGCGCGAAAACCAATTGTTTACGCACTTGTTTCACCTCGACGACTCTATCGTCCCCATCGAAGCGTGTCACGCGACATTGGAATCAAAAGACTTACAGGGGGTACTCATGTATTGGATAAAAACATATCAAGAATGGTACAAGGAAACGGCAACATTTACAGAAGCGTACACGAGTCGTTATTTGGAGTCGACATTGAAATGGTTGAGAGAATTCGCGTGACGACATGTGACCTTTGACGTTGTCGCTGTCGTTTTCTACGTCGATCACGTGCACGTCGATTGTCCAGATTACGTGACGGAAGCGCTATACGAGCGACTGAGGGCCGTCGCCGCCGTTGCTGCTGCTGCTAGTCAAAACGCCGTAAACGCGCCACATAATGTGCTGACAGACGCACGTGTCGGGTCCTCGCGTCTCTGACGCCCAACTGCAATCGGGTAAATGGAAAGCGTCGCCGACGGGAATCATCATGAAAAACATTTTCAACACATCGCTTTTGCGAGATAGCCATTCAATGTGCTTCTCCATTTTTATCTACATCAAACAATTATTTAACAACTGTTATAAGCATTTGCGTAGGTAGAATAGCAAAATTTACGTCCGCTACAGTTTTCGATGCTGGGCGCGTTGTCGGCGGCGGCGGCAGCTGCTCCCGGTCTGTTGTAGAGATCTTGTTGGTGCTGCTGCAGAGGAGGTTGACGGTACGGAGTGTTGTAGTACGATTGCTGAAGTTTAGCCGGTGCCGTCGCCGCAGTCGGTTGATAATGCTGCTGCTGCTGCTGATACTGTTGCGGCGTTGCCTGTTGATAGGCGTACGGCTGCTGCTGATAAGCGGAGGCGGCAACCGGCTGCTCTACTGGATACCCAGCGGCGGCGGCGGGTGGTGGCGCGTACGACGGAGGCGGAGCGTAAGCTGGAACCGCGACCGAACCTTCGATCGCGGACGCGATGAACTGAGCGAAATCGTGTTCGTTGTACTGACCCTTGAAACGAGCGATGGGCATTTGTTTGCGATAGAAAATAACGATGGGTACGTGTTGAATGGAAGCGTCGCTGCCATCCTGATAGACGCTACCTTCGGCTTTCGAGACGACCGACTTGTTCTCGCTCAAATTGACGGTGAAAAATTGCACTTTGCCTATATAGCGAGGCATGACACGATCAATGACCTCTCGCATTTCCACGCAATACTTGCAGTCGCTACCCGTCAGAAAGACGACGGCCAACTCGGACGGCACCTGTAAAGCCAGATATTTTTTGAACTCTACGACAAGAGTCTCGAAAGCATTCGATTGAAGTGTTTGCATCATTTTTCTTTATTCGAATCAAAGATTTATATTAAGAAATAGTTCCAATATTCCATGAAAAATATTGGAACTTATAGAAATTGCATCAACGAAGCAATGCGTTCGAGCCAGTAGGCATTCACTTGCGATCGCGTCGCCAAACACACGCGCAATTTGAAGGGTGTTAGGTTACGAAAAAATTCGTAGCCACGACAAATGCAATAGTGAACCGTATTGAGAAAATGGTCGTCCATGACGTCACGACCTGTTTGTTTCGAAACCTGACGAATTTTGTCGCAATAGAACCGCGTCAACTGTTGCGACACTTCGACCGGAAGACTCTTGATGTCGTACACTTGGACAAATGCCAGCAACGACCACATGTCCTCATCGCGAGCGTCCAGATTGAAATCAAACTTTTCTAAATCATTCATCGTGTGTACACACAAACTACATTAAAATTTGTGAGCAATTTTAAAATCAATTGATATTAATAAATAATAATGGTCAAATCTAGAAAAGGAAAAGGATACTATAAGAGATGTTATTGGTTTAAAAGAGGGTCCAATAAACGTGTCACTACCAAAAGAAGGACGAGACGAAGGTACACTCGTCGTCGTCCGTACCCCAAGACGACCTATTTTGGACCGAGAAATTACGATCCCTCCCTAGATCTCGCGGAAGACGCACCGTCAGTATTTCTGACACCGTCAATAGAGGCTGAGCTGCCACCGCCACCGGATTTCCTGTTGGGACCGGCGGCAGCCAAGGCTCGTCGCAAATCTCGCAAGTCCAAACGTCGCTCCAAGCGACGTTCAAAAAGAAAGTCGCGCAAATCTAGTAAACGTCGCAAGACCAGCAAACGTCGCCGCCGTTATTAATTTTATTTAAATAAAATGGTAGCTCGTACTAGAAAGAGAAAAGTTTGCTTTAGGGCCAATGGAAAACGAAAGTGTTTCATGGCCAGAGTGACAAAGAAATCGCGTAGAAAGTCTCGTCGAACTAAACGCCGAAAGTCTAAACGTCGCGCTTCGGCCACGACCATGAGACGTACCATGCGTCGGTCGAGTCGTCGCCATCGTAGAGCCAGTTTTGCGCCGCAAATGAACGTCATGTACGACTACGTTTAATAACCTCCAATAAATGAACGCAAACAGATCATCGTTTAGATCGACGACCGATTGGGGACCTTCTTTTTGGTTCTTTTTACACACGAGCAGTCTGGCCTATCCGGCGACACCATCGTCGCCTCACGTAAAAGCGGCCATTGACTTTCTCATCTTGTTGCCCAATTTGTTACCCTGTCCCTATTGTCAGCAACACGCTCGAGACTACGTGTCGAAATCCAATTTATTGCAAGCGACCATGTCGCGTCAATCGCTTTTCGAGTTTTACGTCCATTTTCACAACGCCGTCAATCAACGCCTTCACAAACCGCTCGTCGGTTTAATGCAAGCCAGAAACATGTATTCGACGCGCGTGGCGGGATGGGGACCGCCATTCTGGTTCTTTTTACACATGACGGCGTTGACGTATCGAGATCAACCCACGTTTGCAGATCAGACGCGCATGCGTCAATTTCTCGAAACGTTTCACATCTGGTTGCCGACGACGGCAGCCCAACATTTGGCCTACACCTACACGAGTGAAATGGGAGGAGAAGCGTTGACATGGGCGTGTCTGAACAAAGCCAATTTGTTTTACTTTTGGTTCACGTTTCACAACCACGTCAATCGTCGACTGGGCAAAGAAGAACAGACGCTGCAACGCGTCAAAGAATTGTACAAGACAAATTAATTTTTCAAAAAATGTTGTGTAATTCAAGATGATAAAGAATTGGTCAAGAACAATAGAAAAATGTCGGATGAAATCGCGGCGGTACCCGAAGACGACTTGCTCGTCAGCAGCGAAGAAGAGTTGGATGACTATTTCGATTACGATGGAGACGCGGCCATTGTCGAATATCGCAGCAGCAGCGGTGGCGATGACGACGATGACGATCCAGACGAGATGACAACCAAAAAAAGACGATATATATTTCCGAAACCTATCCACTATAATTTGTTCGAGTCGACGGACGATATCGATAAAATGTTCAACAATCACGTCCAAGTGTACACGATACCTCAGCGATGGAACACGAGGCATCCGACGGTGCCGTCACGCGTCGTCAACGTGAAACTCTGTCGACTCTATTTGCTAAAGAAACCGTGCGTCTACAATAATCTGTGTAAATTCGCGCATCATTTTACCAATATTACCCGATGTAAATACGATTTTTGCAAGAAAACTAAACTGATCGGTCCCGGGGTGTTTGTCAACGAAAGTCACAACATGTGCCGACTGAGGCATCACACGGAATCGCTCAATTCTTTCATCTATAGAACCAAACAGACGACCGTCTTTGATCTTCGATTGACTATTTTTAGCGAATTTGTCGACGAATTCAGGAAGCATTTCGTCTTTCCCATGAAATGTAAATCGTTGCACGTGACGATCGTTTCGCGAGACGTCGAAGCCGCCGCCGCTACGGGTTAGTAGTGGTGGTGGTTAAATCTCGAACGCGTTCGTTGGCATTGATGATGCGCCCTCCGTGTTCGAGATATTCTTTTTTGCGAGACAAGTAGTGCAAATTCATGATGGCGTGCTGGTCGACCACGTCGACGACGACGGGCACGTTTTTCGTTCGCATGACTCTGCCCAGAAATTGGATATAGTATTGAACCATGTCGGCAGCGACGAGTAGGGAATCCAATTTGGGAAAATCGAAACCCGTCCCGATTTTGCCAACGGTGCCGATCAAAATGTCGCACTGTTTGTCGTACGTGTGCACGTTGCCCGTGAGGAGGCTGACGACGCGCGACGGTCGCACGGTCAAAAGTAAATCGCGCAACGCTTCACCGTGAGCCACGCGTTTGACGAGCACGAGCCACGTGCGGTCAGCGGGGAACGTTTGAATAATGTCGACCAGTAAACGATGACGCTGCACGTTGGTGGCTTGCTGTTCCAACATGTAGTTCCAGTCGAGTTTGCCGTAAATGCGCCGCTCGAGCATCACTATGCCCGTGTACACCGTGTAGATATCGTGTTTTTTGAACAATTTTTTCACGATGAAATTTTCACCGTAAAAAAATTTAAACAAGACGTGCAGTTCATCGGGACGATAGGGTGTCGCCGTCAAGCCGATGAATCGTTTGGGACAGAATTTCAACAAATTCAAACTGCGTTTTTCGCTGAGCAACAAGTGGGTTTCATCGGTGACGAGCACGTGATCGACCGGGATGTCGTTTAATTTGTGAACGTTGGCAATGTTGATGATGCCAAAATGATAGTCGGTGCCCGTGTAGCCTGGCAAGTCGACGACGAGAGCATCGCCGCTGCAAAACGTGGCGATCGATTCGCGCCATTGTTGAACCAAACAGACGCGATGACAGACGATGATGGCCGGCAAGCGAAGAGAGCACACCAACGACAGGGTGGTTATGGTTTTCCCGAAACCGGGAAAACAGCTAATCATGACAACGTGCGTTTCGGCCAATTTGATGCGAGCATTTTGATGAATATTGACCTGTTCGGGACGCAACGTGCCCGTGAATCGGGGAAACGAGAGACAAGGTCGATACAAGCGATTGTTGCCGCTCGTCGGTACGGCCGAGAAAGGGACACTGAACGTCGGCCAAACACCGTCGACAAAACACACGCGAGTCGTCTTGTCTTCGAGAACGACCGTAAAACGATCGCGTAGACGTTGTTCGTCTTCGACGCGTTTCAAAACGACACGCGTACTCATTATCTTTATGTTGTAGGCGATGAGGCTTTCTGATGCAAACTTAAAGCACGGCCGGAGTGAAACTCTTGGCACTGGCACGAGCCAAAAAGACGGCGGGATCGATGAGTTTCTTGGTGGTGACGGCCGATGCCGGCAAGTAGCCGTACTTGATGTACTGTTCGATTTGAGGTCCCGGATCGAGACTGTAGCACGCGCGACACGACGTGATACTGAAATCTTGGAATGCCGAACCGACCATAGCATCAGCCGTTCGAGGTTTCTTGCTGAAAATTTCAAACATGTAGGCCGGACGCAGACCGACTTTGACGTTTTGCGGTTCCACTAAAAACTGAATGGAATCCAATTTGGCTACCGTCATGTACGAGGTGAGCAAATGATCGAAACGAGACGCGTACGAAAAATGACAACCCAACGGGAAATATTTCGAGTAATTGTAATTGAAACCGTGAGGAGTGGAATCGAGACCCGTATAGCCTTCTTTGTACCAGTAGGCTACGAGATCTTTGGCGGCGCTGAAGGCTTGCGTTCTATCGGCAATCTGAGCGCCCTTGTAACCGTGCTGTTTCAATACGTCCAACGTCATAGCCGGCCACATGGTGCCGTTAGCGGGTACGCTACCGTCGCGAATGATTTGCATGACTCGATTGACTTGTTGGAACAAATTCTGTTCGAAAGCGTTGGTTTGCGTGCGCAATTCCATGAGTTTATCGAAATCCAGACCCAATCCCTGTTCCGATTTGGGAGCCAAGAGCAGACCGAGTTTAGTGTTGACGGCCACCGATTTGCCGACGGTCCACCACAATCCGCAACCGACTAAAGGGTACGTCCAGTAGCCGCGATAATCGCGCGGAGAAACGTCGGCGCAAATGTTGGGCGGGAAACCGCCGGGACAGTCGTCTTTCAGGTCGGTCGTCAAGTATTCGCGCACAAAGCCGCTACGTGACGCCGAAGCGGGAGCTTTATTGCCGATCGTGTACGTTCCGTCGCGATAGCAACGTTTAAAGGTGCCCTTGGATTGAGATCCACCATACGAGCCGTCGCTGACGACGGTCAAACATTTTTCGTCGGGGAATTCGCAAGCCGTCGAAGAGCAATCTTGAGGATACCACCACGGTGGATTGCGACGCGACATGTTGAGTGGCTGACCACCGGACGTCAGACCGGGTTGCATTTCGTCGAAAAACGGATCGGGTTTACTGCTGCACAAATCGGGGACGGCGTATTCGCCCGGATAGACGAAACCTTCGTAAAAAGAATCGTTGGGAAATCCTTTCATGCCCGACATGCCGTTTCGAACGATGGTATCTTTGCGATAATTGCTATCGGGATTGTTGGTATCATAGGCGCGTTTCATGAGCCACGCGTTGGTCAAATTGACGACCATGTAGGGCCACGTGGGACAGTCCAAAAGTTCTTTGGCTTGCAATCGATTAGGACTGTAGATGCATTCTTTGTGAGCGATACGCAAACAATCGCACACGTTGCCGTCAAATAGTCGCGAGTAGTCGAGTTTGGCGTCGGAATCGATGGCCGTCAACAAAGGCATACGATCGGTTTTGTAGTTGGACGCTGAGGCTTTTTCTTTGCCTGGAATCCAATCGAGATAGTAGGCGTCTAAATTGTCGTAGATTTGTTCCAATTTGACCGGGTCAGTCAACGTCGTCATATTTGGCCACAATTGTTTGAAATATTTCGTTAAATTAGCGGCAAGTTTGGCGTCGACGGGTCCAGGCACGGGTACGGGCACGGGTCCGGGCGCGGGTCCGGGTCCCGGTACTGGAGGTTTCATCGTACTATCGGGAGCATTGATGTAGGTGGGGATTGTAAACTCGGGAAACGTCATCATGTCCGGTCTGGGCCAATAGTTGCCGATGGGAAAGCCTAGCGACTGTTCCGAATAGGCACCGTAAGGCGTGTAGGCCGCGATGGGGGGTTGGGGTGGATTAGGTAAATCGATCGTCGCCGGTAGAATGGCACCGTTAAACATGAGAGGCGCGCCACCGTACAGACCGTACGTGGGTTCAGCCGGTGGTAACGGTGCAGGTGACCGTCTTTTCTCTGTAAAGGCAAAAACTCCGAGTACTCCCAAGATCACCACGAAAAACATAATCAACCATAACTGATTATTCATAATTTATTAATTTAGAGAAATGAGGAACGAATATTATATAAAGACAGAGAGCATAGCTTCTTCGCTGGCCGTCCGGTCGTGTAATATATGTGTTGTGACAATGACTCTTTTTGCCGCATGTCAACGTCGAGGAATTTGTTTGAAATTCGACGCCAATTGGTCGGCTACGTGGAGGAATGACACGACCGCCGTGTGCGTGGTCGTCGTCACATCGACGGGTAATTTCGCTAAAGGTTACGAAACGTTATGGTTTGAAACGTCCAGTCATCAGTCGTTGGTCAACTATGTGTTTCAGTCGTGCGGCTATCGACCGTTGTGGTTAAACGAACGAGAATTTCAGTGCTGCGTGACTCGCATCGAACAAGACCCGTGTCAATGTTCAACGTGCGGTAAAAGCGTCAAAAATGAACGAGCCATGAAACGCCACAGAAAACTCTATCATTTTAAAAATTAACCAAAACTTTTAAAATGACACTATTCAAAGATCTTTAATGAGCGTCACGGGTCGCCGATCCGCTTCAGGTGGTGGTGGTGGTGGTGGCGTAAAAGATTGCGGTGGCATGGACCGGAAACTTTTACGACTCATCGGTAACGCTCTGGCTCTTCGAGGTAACACTGTGGGCGTGTACGCCTGCGTGAGCGACGATGGAGCTAAACGCGGCGGCGGTGGCGGAGGCGGTTCGACGAATGATGGCGGCGCTTCATCGGGAAAAGGACGCGACTCTTCATCTGGACGAGCAGATTCGCTCGTTTGCGTCAACATGACGTGAGCTGGCATTGGTACTGGTACTGGTGGTGAAACGGTTACCGGCTTAGGAGAAGCAGGAGCAGGAAGACGAAAGGAGCGCAGAGGACGTCTGACGGGAGCCGGTCGTTTCATGGCTTCGTAGACGACGACTGGTCGCTGTTGTTGAACGGTGGGGGTGACGGGTTTCGGATACGACAGCAAGTAGACTATCGCCAATAGACTGATGATGATTCCACCTACAAACACCTTTCTATTCATCATTTTATATTATTTATTTTCTTCAGAAATTTGGTCATTGGATTTGACCCAGATTCCGATATTGATGTGTTCATTGTTACTCTCAATCACCATCGGCTGATGTTTATTCAAGTAGATTTTCAGTTGAGGTCCAAAAGTGGCGATTTTGTTGGTACTTTTGATGTTGTTGGCATTGAAACGTTGAGGCGGCGATAGCGGTTCACTGGCTTCACCGATAATGGTGGAACATTCGATGATTTCGTTGACTTGGAAAGCAAATTTGAGACTCTGTTCGCTGCGTGAAATGTCGATCCATCCGGGTTGCATTTGAATGTTGCGACAAATGCTGAGGTATTCTTCGTTGGAAACGTTGACGGGATCGGTGATGCGTTCACCGAATTCGAGTAGCTGATTCTGAACGAGAGTCACTTTGATTTTAGCGTTGGATTTCACTTTGGGATAGTCGTTGGTTTGACTATTTTTCGACGTCTTTTGAGTCTTAATGATTTGAATGCAAATATTTCCGGGAAGAGTGTCGTCCGTGTCGTCGCTGAGAACGGTGAAAACAACGTCGTCCGTCTTTTTGGCGTTTTTGAACGTCGTTTTCAGGTACTCTAGACTGATGCCAATGTTGAGCTCTTCCACGTCGCCGGTCAACGTGTACGTATCGAAAGCCTCTTTGGTCACTTTGGCATTGGCGTGAATGTGGTGTTGGACATTGGTATAGATTTGCAGACCGTTGTTGCGAATTTTGAAACACGTTTGCCGGATGCGAGGATTTTTGTCGCACAAAGGACTAATTTGTAAATGTAAATCAAAGAGATTCTTGTAAAAGAGTCCCTTGGCTCGAGACACGGCTTCGAAAAGGACACGTTGTTGCTGCTGATCTACGTGCATCATCGTCGTATCTTTTTGTATTGTAAAACGACAAACTCTTAACTCTCTAATAATAAAAAATGAACAAAATTCTGGTCCTGGCGTGCATCGCGTTATCGTTGGCTCTCTTCTATTTCAAGCGCAAACACGATCAGTGCCGCCGAGAATTAGAGAAACAAAAACGACTCGTCAAATCGCTGATGGAGGGCATCGAATTGGAACCTTCGCCAGCTGAAGAAACGTCGCAACTCATGAATCTGGCCACGACAGCCATCACGCCTCTCATTTCGTTCATAGGACCTAATCTTTTGAAAAAGAAGAACGATTTTTTAAAGGAAACTATCGATACGAGTGATTACGAATTATCTCAGCAAATGCGTCAGCTAGACGAAATAGAAGAAGAAAATGATGATGATGAACCAGCGCCACCACCAACGCAGGCAAAGCTTGTATCCATGCCGGCGGCAACACCAAAACCCATGCCTGCAGCTGCTGCACGACCAACTCCACCTCGCCCAGCATCGCCGCCGCCGCCCATGGTGCCTCCAGAAGTATTACTAGCGGCTTTGTGGTCCAGACAAGCCGAAGCGTTGGCCGGGACGTCGCCACTGCCGCGGACGTCGAAAATTACAGAAATTTTTGACGATCCACCGGCAGTAACAGCACCGCTTCCAGAACCACTGCCGGCAGTAGTAGAAGAGGTCAATGAACCAGAGGACATTGTTTCACAATTGGCCGATGCCGTGGCCGACGATGAACAACGCGACCTACCTGAGTTGTCGAGTAGTCTACCGGACACACGCGACGTCACGGGTCTACCTGACGCCTTGAAACGCGAAGCCGACGCCATTGACGAGGAAATTCGACAATTTACCCACGACAATGAAGATGAAGTTGTGACCACCACAGTGGAAAAACCTTTAGCCGCACAACAGGCGAAAAAGAACAAAAAACGAAAACCCTTGTACAAACATCCGGCCTTACAACCCGATTTTTTCTGTCAAGACGGTGTTTGCTCCATTAAGCCAAAATAAAAAAATTCAGTAATTTGTGTGTATCTGTATGCGTGTATATCATATAATAAATGAAGGAAGTCGCGGTCGATATCGCCACGGCGCCGCCTCGTCACAATTTTCCATTCGAATACGTCAACGACCTGTCGGAATTGAACAGAAAACGCATAGTAAAGGTGGAAGAAACTCGAAAAGATGTACGCGACACCTTCGCCAAATACGAAAAGAAATTGGGCAGACAAAAAGGCTGGGCTAACTTTAACGAATCGATACGTTCGCTCGTCAACGTGTGCGCCATTCCCCTAGTGGCTACGGCCGTCATCTTCCCCATTTCAGTAGGCGTCACCGTACCCTTGGCTATTGGCGGACTAGCGGTGACGAGTTGCTGCGATCTCGCCGAAGAACGCAACAAAAATAAACAGACGCGATACGCCAGTATAGTCGCCAGATCGCAAGCGACACTGTCGCATCTCGATCACGTCGTCGACAACGTGCTCACCGACGGCATCGTCACCCAAGCCGAGTACGAAATCGTTCTCAAGAGTTATACCGATTTTAAAAAAAATATCCTCTGATTAAAAGCAAGTTGATATCTTACACATTCTTTCTTTATGTCTAAGTTAATATGTGTTCCGCCGTAACCAATACCACCATGATGCCTTCATCTTACGACAACGGTTCCTTCTTTTGCACCACAAGAACAATGGTGGGAAAGACTAGATTTGCCAGCGGTAAAGAAATAAAATTGAACATTGTAGAATGTATGGAATTGTTTTCCAAATACATCTTCAACGACAAAAAGGTTAACAGCATCATCCAATTGCGGACGGGTTTCAAAAACGCCTTCACTTGCGACCTCTACCTTCTCAGTTTCAACAAGCAAATTTCCATGAAAATTTGTAAAAACGGTTCCTTTCAATTCACAGGCAATATTACCCTTCAGTGCGCTTACGAAGCCATTCAGTATGTTATCTCTTTACTTAAACTATTGTATCCCAAAATGTACGAAAATGATACTTGCGAAATTTATATTTACGAAGTTATGAGTAATTTTGTCCTTGACCTTAATCGTCCTATTGAACCCGACAGTCTAATGACTTTTTTCCAAACGATAGCTCCTCACTATAATAACTACACGTGCTTCAATTCACAAACATCCGGCACGTTCACGTGCAAGTACAACGTCGGAACGACCGAGGTCATGCACCGTAACGTCAGCTTCTTTGACGAAGTCAGCTTTGTAGAGCACGTGCCTTACAAAGATTGCGTCAGCAGTAAAAAATTGGGTCTAGATGAACGCAAAGACTATTACATCACTTTTCTCGTTTTTCAATCGGGAAAAGTTATTGTGAGTGGCATCAACGAGACGATCGTCGAACGCGTGTGTCGCGATTTTTGTCTCGTCGTGAAAAACTATTTCGACACGATCGCCGACAGTGGCGGCTGCATATTTCAGCACCAGCCATTGGAAATCTCCAAAAAGATCATGAAACGAACGTGTTACGAAAAAATTTCACTCGTCAAAATCGAAGACGATCAATATATAATTGTCCGCGGCAAATCAAACTACGTCAACAGCCGCAAATCCAAACTCGCCTCCAAATATTCGTTGTGTAAGACTATTTACGAAAACGACTGTTTGAACATTAACGTTTGCAAAGAACTGAAAAATATGCTGAAAAACGATAAGAACGTACACTTTAGCAATGTGGGAATGACGACAAGTCTAGACGAGAGCATCATTATTAGCCACATGGAAAAGTGTAACACGGCACCAGTAGAAGTACCAGTGGCCGGCGGCACATCAGTGGCTGTCGGTTAAATTTCAAAAATTTTAACATCTTTGAAATTTTATTCAATGTCCCAATCGCTGTCGATCGACGGCCACACTGTTGGCGTGAAACGACAGGAAAGTGTAAAACAAGACCATCAATTTAAAAGGAATCGTTTCCAAGTCGAGAACCATGTTGATGTAGTCGTCTTCATCGCAACGAACGGCACCGACTTTGGTCGCCGTTTCGTCGACAAAATGGTCCACAATTTCCATCATGATACATTGCATGTCTAATGTTTTGTTACATTTCAAAATGAAGGCTCGCATTTCTCTCGGGTCGACATCCATGTATTTTATCGAGGCTTGTTTAATACACTGATATAACTGAGACATTTATATTATAATTTTTAATTCTTTGGCCTTTTCAAAATCTTCGTCAGTCAAAGGCGTAACTTGACCATCACCCAGATATTTACCAACCACGGATTTCTTATCCAAAACGAAACCCTCGTACACGTACAGTCCGTACTCGTTCTTTTGCATAGTGATGGTCTGAGAAGGGAAAAGATTCTTAATCAATCGATCACCGGCTTTGACCACAAATGGAACCAAAAGTTTAGTCTGATGGTGAGGATGAACCAAATCTGGACGTTGAGATTTTTTCTTAGATTTTTGTACAGGTTCTGAAAGTGGCGGCGATCGGTCCACTCCCGACGATGGCGCTTTGCGTTTGGGACCGACGGTGAATTTACGAGGCGACGTTTGCTTGCGTTTACGTTCCGATGATCCGACGAGAGACATTTCCGACATGAGCTGATGCAGAGGAACCGGGGGATGGGGGGTAAGAAAGCGACGACGAACGGCGACGGCGATTTTTCGACGCGGCGGCGAAGGTGAAGGCGTCAGAGGCAAAGAATCTACTGGAAATAATTGTCTGACGTGTGACGGTTTAGATGTATCCATGCTCTTTCAGTTTCAAATCCAAAAACGATTCAATATCAATGACTGTATAGGGAACTTCAATCAAAACAATATTGTTTTTCAAACACAAATCTCTTTTAATTTGATCCCTATACTTTTGATTGAGAAAAGCGTCACGCGACGAGTGAAAATGAGGCACGTAGTGGTAATGCTGTTTACCTTGATATTCTACGGCGAGAGCCAGCTCAGCGTTGTAGCAGTCCAATTCGAGATCGACTTTAGTGACGGGATTGCGCAAAAAAGTGGGACGCTTTTTGGGAAAGGGTCGATTGAAGCGCTCCTCCAAGTGACGTCGGCAAGCCAATTCACCGCGACTGTCGGCCGGCGCGGTTGAAGTACTAATGGACGTGTCTACTGGTCTGAAAGCGTGAGGAAAACGTTGGCGCCAATCGCTGCCGAGCAAATGGGGGTCGCTAGTGCCGCGAACGCCGCGGGCACGTCTGAAAATGGCGTACACGCACAGCGTGACAAAGGCAATGAGAAACAAACGACCTTTGCCAATGTTTCGCCACCAGGATGTCGGCTTTTTTCTCATGTCATAAAAAGATTTTATTAATGAGAACCCTAGTGAAATAATTAATCTTAATTTTTCCAGAATAAAATAATTCGAGGAGACATTTGGGATGAATGAAACCGCAGCCGGTAGATTCGGCATCGTTTCCCGTATTTATCCTAGGTAAAACGTCAACGGCGTCAACGTGAGCGAAAAACACGCACACTTGACGGCTAATGTTTTTGTACTTGAATTTGAACATGTTGCGCGTCAGTTGACTCTTATCCAACTTGAGGTTGGTCTCTTCGAAAAGTTCACGAACGGCGCACTCGCGCAACGATTCGCTTTCGTTGACGATGCCTTTCGGAATACCCCAGTAGAGATTGTACGATTGATTGATTAAAATACCGCGACGACTGACGACGCAAACGCCGGCACACTGTTTGGGTTTGTCGTCATCTTCGTAGAAATCGGCCGTGTCCTTATAGTCCACGTTCAAGACGCATTGGCAATTTCTGAAACAGGTAATTGCCATTTAATTCTTTTTCGAGCTTCTTGAGCGTCTTTTTCTTTCCAGTATTTCTTGACTTCGCGCTCAAATATCTTGATCCATTTTTCGTAGGACGACGTCAGCGACGTTTGGCAAATCTTGTAATACATGTTGATTTTGAATTCCACGGATTTACTCGAGCGAAAAGCCATGGCGTCCGATTGAGGTGTCAACTCTGCCGACGGTAACTGCTGATAAAAGACGCTGTCGACGTACGTGTCAATGACGGCATCTGGTGGCGGAGGTTGGATGGCGCCTAGCGTGTAGACGCGTCGAGGTTTGACTATGACGTGCGTCGAGAATTGGACGAGAAATTCAAAGAGCTGTTTGGGTGTTTTACTGTCGGCTCCGCGTCGCAACGTTTGCAAATACTGACGCGGCTGATCGACGTCGTGTTTGTAAAAACTCTCCAGCACCTTGACGACAATGTCAAAGAAGGCGAATTTACCCGGCTCTTGGTGACAGTAGAGAAAAAAGACAAACATGTCGTAGCCGGGACGCAAATGTTCGTAGATGCCTTTCTTTTCGAGCTGTCGCATGCCCCACGTTTCACCGGTGACGCTATCGCTGCCGCACGACATGCCAAAATCGATAATGACGGGATTGAAACAATTGGAAAAAGACACGTGATATTGATCGAAAAGAATTTGCGTTTTTTTACTAGAAAAATGAATCAAGACGTTTTCCAAATGTAAATCGTAGTGCCCGAAACGGAAGGCCGATTGAGCCATTTCAAGCGCGACGCACATTTGCATGGTGAGCGTGATGAATTTTTGACGCGACATTTTCGACATGGCCGATTTGAAGGTTTCACCGTCGACGAAACGCGTCAAGTTGTAGGGTCCTGAATTGCGATGAAACGAGGCGTACGTTTCGACAAACATGGGCACGTTGAGAGCGTTGAGGTGCTGTCCGGCCACGTACTCGCGTCGGGCGTGATCAAACAGTGCCGGCTTGTTGAAATGCTTGAGAACGACGCGATGATCGACGTCGTCGTGACGGACAGTAGCCGTGTACACTCGTCCCTGCTTGTTGGTCAAATTGTTCATGGCCTGTACGCGCGTCATCCATTCGTGCATTTTGTAGGGTCGCTGGTGTCGCGGATGTTGACAGCCGTCCAAGGGACCGCACCCGCACGCGTCACTCGTTTTCATTACCAAATCTTGACAAATAGCCGGTGTCAACATGATTTTTTATTCTCTCCTCACAGTTTAATTTAGTTAAAAGTAGTCCATCATTAAGAAAACCATTACCATGATTTCGAAATCCAAATTATCCATCCTTAATGCTATCAATCAATTCATGTCGGACGACTTTTTGTTTGGCAACGTGGACCTGATCGAGAAATGGCACAGCGGCGAGACTCAGAAACGCGTGGGATTGATGTTGGGCTTGAAACAGAGAGAAGTCGTCCAGGGACCTCAGCGAAACATTAGCGCTTACCTCTTTTTTTGCGAGTCGAAACGTCGCGAGATTTTGGAAACCAATCCCGGCATCAAACCCAACAAGGTCATGATTCTTTTCGGAGAGTCGTGGCGCAATTTGAGCGACCAGGAGAAACAACCGTTTATCGACAAGGCTATGGTCGACAGGGAGCGCTACAACAAGTATTTGGAGAGTAAAGTGCGACCGAAAAAGAACGCCCGACCGAGTATTTATAATTTGTTTTGTACCGACGAACGACGCGCCATCAAAAAGGATCATCCCGACATGAACGCGTCCGACGTCAGACGAGAGCTAGGCAAAAGATGGAAGGCCGTCAAAGAAACGAATCCAGATCTTTTGAAAGAGAAATATGGATACGTGATTGAAGAGAGTCAAGATGTGGTAGGAAATCTCTAAATAATATCGTTCAACAGCTGACAAATGGCTCGATCGAATTTAGATTGATATTTGGCGACGATGGCGGCGGGTAGAGGGATGCAACGATGCTGTAAAATGAGCGACCAGTCCAACCGGTGACCGTAAATATCGATGATATCGGTGGCGAGTTCGGGTTCGCGGCTCATTTTTTTCCAATCAACCAGCGATTCGACGAGTTTCAATTTAAAGCTTTCGGGCACGTGCACGGGGAACGAGATGTGAAGCGGTAGCTGTTTAAAAAGATTCGGCCAGTCGATGGTATTTTGAAACGAGTAGTCCACCATGAGAGCGAGAGCAAATTTGTGAACGTCTGTGCGCAACAAGCGTTCACATTGATCGTACCTGGCTTGAGACATGATGAGCGCGCGCAGTCTCTCTCAAATAGCTTTATGTAGATGAAATCAAATATTTCTAAAAAATTTTCACACTTTTTTAGAAATGTATTTCTTGGGGAATAGATTTCAGAATGCGTTCGACAACGGTGGGTGACAATTCCAATTTGGTACAGAAATCCACGAGAACAATAGAGGGATTGTATTGCCGGCGAATGTAAATGAAAACAAAAGCGGCGACAATCATGTACATGCGTCGATTGATTTTCGTACGAATAAAAGCCATAATATCGGGACGATTGATGAATTTCAAAAAGGTCTCGTCCCTTTCGAGACCGATGTGTTTGAAAATCATGTCGGCCGTGTCCGAGTACGACTCGCGCAGGTAGCACAATTCGGGTATTTTTAGTTTGACTAAATTGAAGCCTTTATTGGCGAAATGATTGGTCAAGCCAAACCACCTGATGACCGTGTCGTAACTTTGAGGACATTTTTTCAGCATCAAGACGTGAAAGAGCGACGCGCAAATGATGGCTTTTCGGTAGTTTCCGCGATGAATACGTTGATTACAGGCCATGATAAAGTACTTGTTGGTCATTTCGACAATTTCCGGACTGAGATTTAAAAATTCCATTTCTTTACGAATGCCAATGTTGGCCTTTTGTTGAATTTGGTCCTGGTTGGTGTTTTGACACGTCATTTGTTGACGACAACGATTGCAAAATGTCCCGTCATTATTTTCAAAGTAGACGTGCTGACATTCAACGTCGACATGGTCGACTGGTTGAACGTCTCGATCTTTTGACGATAAATAATTTTCAAATAGACAAAACATTTCGTTTTCGTTTTTACCTTCTGCGCACGCTTTTAAGTTTCAATTTAACTCCGTAAAGCATTACGACAAGTAGGACGGCGACAGCTATAGGAATGCCGTAAGTGGACCAAGCCGACTCTTTGGCTAGGGGACGTAAATCGAACGTGATCACTCCACCGCACTGGGCTTGCTTGTAATGAAAGGGTCGTTCGAGTTGCACATGTTTATTGTGACGATGCGTCGCGATTTTAAAGTAGCCATCGTTCGGTCCCCATTGCGGGCCCCAAGTGTTGCGACAAATCCAGTAGGGAACCGATTCGTAGGTGAAAGAACTGGTTTGCACGTCGGCGGCGACACCCCAACCGACGATGACGACCGTGATGGCGCCGACGAGAGACGCGGGAGACGCGAATTTGGTGTGCGGATGATGAGTGACGACACGATCGAGATAGATGCCGTGTTCACCGAAATGACCCGACAAGAAATTGGAGTAGACCAACATACCGGCTATGACGGGTCCTTGAGTGACGATCGCTTGTTTGATGGCGTCAATGTCCGTCAGCCAGCGCACATTGTCGACGGTGGCTTGAATTTTAGAGAGACACGAGCAACGCGGCGTGGTCGACGACGACAATTGACTGACAAGTTGCGCGGCATTACCTTCGGCCGAGTGACATTTCATGCAAGGTGTGTAGTCGAACGCGGGTTCGCCGTGAACGATGCGTCGATCTTGCAGAGTCGAGACGACGGTGACGGCGAAATTGTTGGCACACGTTCCCTGATGACGGGCGACGGGAAGAGACACGTGATGACGCCAATCGAATTCGACGGGAAAGACATTTTGATGAGCAGCAGCAGCGACCGTGGCGGCAATGTACTTGTTGAATTGCAAATCGGTTTTGTAGAGACTGAAAATGGGACAATCTTCGCCGCCGTGGTCGTTGTCGCTGCGATGTTGCCGCACGATTTTATCGACGGCCGTGTGTTTGACGGGTTGCGCTGCAGGATGAGCGGGATGCAGAGGAACTACTTCTTTCGCCATGATGGAATGCGATTGTCTGGCCGGTGAGTGGGCGAGAACATCGGAAAACTGGGGCATTTGCGTCAACGGTTGACCGTGAGCGTGCGGGTAGTCACGAGGTGGTTTTTCTTTTTCGTAATGAGAGGTTTTATCCATACTTTTATTGTTCAGAGGTTGATTTCCCTGAAGCTGAGAATACGTCAGATAATTGTTCATAATTTATTCTACATTTACCTGAAATAAAAAAAGGTAAATCAGTCTCGACATTGAAACGATGCCCAGCGCATGGAACTAAAAAGAAACCCATTGTGGGTTATTTAAGCTGTGTTGCTGACAATGCCAAGTAGTCGTGGAATTGAAACGGTGACGAACGCTCGTGTTTTGAAAGTTGCATCAAACGTTCACCATGTCGGAAAATTTAGTCAGTACCATTTTAGAACTACTCAATGACTTGGTTAAAGCACAACAAAATACAGTGGACGCATTTATAGATAGAATATCTGTCAGGTATTCTCTGAACGAATTGGAACTGCGAACGTTGTGGAATGGCAGTGACCCTGATACTGTAGCGACTTTAGTCAACGACGACAACAAGTGCACTCACACGTTCACCAAAGGTCAACGTATCGGGCAACAGTGCGGTCAAAAGAATTCCGGAAACACGACGAAATGCAGCAAACACCAAAAGAAATTGAAAGAGCAACGATCGACGACCGCCGCCTCGACCACCATCACGACGTCGTCGACAACCGTGACCGACGACGGCATGCGAGACATTCCTCTGATGTTTAGTAAAATCACTAGCGTTTTGGCTTCGGATACGGAAGACTCTTCGGATTAAATTTCAAAAACACATTATATATTTTTGAAATTTTTTAATAACGACGACCCCAAGAAGCGCCCACGACTACTGGAGCTGGATTTGGAGCTGGAGCTGGAGCTGGAGCTGGATTTGGATTTGGCGGAGGTGCTGGATTTGGATTTGGCGGAGGTGCTGGATTTGGATTTGGCGGAGGTGCTGGAGCTCTCGAATTTCGTTCTTGTACAATGAGATCAATGTCAAAGACTTTTTGATTAAACGGTTTAAATTCTGAATTGATGACGGCCTTCACGTCGACGCTCATAACATCTTTAGTCAATAGATAGTTTGGTGGAATGGCCGGAGTCGTTCCCTCGGGCATGTACAATGGCATACGCATGGGATCGAGTCGCATGAGGGCCGTTTGACTGTAGGCATTTTCGACGAGATGCAACAGTTCATAGCCGACGATGGCGTCTCCGTCCAATTCCATTTGAGCTTCGCGCAAAAATTGCAACGTATTGTAGCCGCGATTGCGAGCCAATTGAGCCAGAAATTTATCGCCCGTGTCGCCGCAACCGTAGTAGACCAACGTCTTTTTAGTGACACCGTTGACGGCTCGAGTGTCGTACCTCAGAGATTTACCGGCGGCCATTTCGCCGACGAGTCGATCGAGAGCTTTGGCTTTGTAGCGAATAGTGTTGGCAAAATAGTTGAAGATTTTATCGCAACCGGGATTGTTGCTGGTCGCTCGTTTGTTGACGGCGCACACGCTGACAAAAGCATCGGCTGTAAATTCAGCCGATTCCGAATCGCGACGCAAAAACGACTGGAAATCACGACCGCCGTACAAAACGATTTGGTCGTTGGCGGCACCCAACAGTTTCATGGCGTGCACTTTGTTGTAGGCCACCAAGGTTTTACCCAACGGCAAGTAGAGTCCCGAACCGCGAACGGGATAGTAATAGGTGCCGACAAAAAGAGTCGGGTCGGCGAAAAACGAGTACATGGGTCCGAAACGAATGACTTCCAAATAGGGTCCAACTTGACCCAAAACATTGGCGTCTTGATCGAGAGTCACGCCGTTGGGTACGCGGAAAAACTGATTCGTCACATCGCGACGAGGTGTAATGGGCGTGGCTGGTTGAATTTCCGGAGGCATTTTGTAGTAGATTTCCAATTTTTGGTAGCGACCGACGAGATCGGCTTCGCTCATCGACGACCACGATGTCGCCGGTGAATTGGGATAGACGAGTTTAAAGTATTCGACCAATCGATCTTTTTCCGTAGCCGGTTTCAAAGCGCCCGAAGCGATAGCCGCTTTGACTTGATCCAATTCATTGAAAATGGGCGATTCGGGCTGTCCAAAACGGACGATATTGTTGCACGTCAACAAAACCGAATCGCCGACCCAGTTCAAGACACCGCCTTTCGTCTGACATTCCTCTTTGGATTTAAACATGATTTCTTGCGACGTGGGGAACGCGCCGTTCGGGGTCGGACCCGGTTTCGGAGGAGTGGTACCCCCGCCACCACCACCACCACCACCGGGAGTAGGACTTCCGCCGCCACCACCACCACCACCTGGAGACGGACTACTGCCGCCATCTCTACCAAAAGGGATCGTCATCCACATGAGCCAAGGAGTCACAATCATAATTATTATTATGGCGATGATTTGACTTCTTTCTAACATTTATTATTTAAAAAATCAAAGGATGGTATCGTTTTAAAATAGGATTGTATAACGGCGTCGGGGACAATGCCTGATTCTTGACATTTGGCGTCGTAAACTTGTTGGTAGCAAGCGAGAATTTCAGGCGTTTCCAACTCGATAATTTCACCATGAGTTTTAATCATGATCGTTTTAAATTTTTCGATTTGCTCCAAGTGTTGAGTGTACAGAGCGGCGATGGTGGCCATTTTGTTGCGTTTGACAATGTACGTTTCAACGGGATCTTTGGCTTTGGTTTCGTCAACGTCGTCCAGTAGCGCTTTGGTTCGATCTTGAAGTTCTCGAGTCGTGTCCTGTTCGCTGGCCTCGGCGCGTTTTCGCATCTCTTTTTCGGCCTGTTGATAGTCGTCATCGAGAACAACCTTATCGACGACTTTACCCATGATGGCTTCACAGATGGGGAAAGGACGACCGACGACGACGGTGTGAATCTTGTTGCAACTGTCTGTTTTTCTGATGATTTTTCTGGCAGCCGTAGCCGCTTCTTCTTCGGTGGCGTAGACGCCTCTAATTTTGGCGAAAGCCAACACGTTGTACTTGTTGATGCCGCCGGGAGCGGCTGGGAAAAAACTAAAAAGAGCATACTTTTGACCTTCGATGGGTGGATCTTGAACGGCGCGTTCCACCTGCGGGTAGTCGACAATGTGCAATGCGGCGCAAGCGGCTCGCGTTTCTTCCAACGTCAAAGGCGGCACAAACGGGTCCGGTTGCCATCTTTCTTTTTTCAATCTTAGACTCATTATAATAATATAATAATTTCTTAGTACAAGCTCACTTTTTAAACTCTCAATTTACAAAACAGGGAAACCCATTGTACCGCCGGCAATGCGGATAATATTGTTGACGATGACGGTGACTATAAATTCGAACGTCTGACCGAAATTGGTGCCCGACAAGACGGGGCCTGTGCCGTTACTGGCTATGATGGCGTCATCGCTAGCAGCTGGCACCAAGCTGACGTTGGACAATTTACCGTAATTGGTACTGCCCATGGGATCGAGATCGTTGAATTTCAACGAATACGAATACAAATGGTAGCCAGTGTCGGTGGGACAAGCTGGAGCGTGATAGTAGGGATTGACTAGACTGAAATAATCGCTACCCATGTTGGAAAAACGATTGGAATTCTCGTAGATGAGCGTCGTGTGCTTGATGGGATCGCGAGCGTAGCGGCTTTCGTAATCGATAGCTGTAGTAGTTGGAGTGACGACGGGAGAGGCAGTCGTGTAATTGGACCACTGATTGGCAAATGTGGAATTGCGAACCTGGAAAAAGAGGGCTTTGACGGCGTGATTGAAACGAACGTCGTAGCTAGGAACTGGATTGGCTTTGGGATTGAACGATTGACGAGGAGCGATTTGAACTTGTTCAATCAAAATGGTACGTTGAGATTTACCCATCAGAATACGTTCCTTGTTGCTGACGATGGCGTAGTTGGCCCATACTTGAACGCTTTCCAAGACGGGAGCGGCATCGATATCGACACCGACAACAGGCACGTTGACTTGAGCTCCGGCGGCGGCTGCATTGTCCAAAATGAGCAATTCTTTCCAGTCGCGGAACTGGAAATTAATGTGCATCTCGTTGTAAGGGATGGCAGCGGTGGGTAGAGAGACGCCAACATCGCGAGTGAAAAAGAAGGGTAAAACGAGATTGAGCGTTTGACTAGGAATAGTGTCTCCTGGACCGTGAGGATCGATCATGTCGCCAATGTTGCCAATCATTTGATCGTAAGCGGCGCGTTTACTAGCTTCGACAGTGAACTGAGAATAGGCATCCAAATGATAATTGTGGATGGTGTGAGCAAACAAATCGTTGAAAGAAATGCTCGTCTCTCGAATGAGATTGTGCATGAAATTTTTGGTCCAACGAAGGCGACCGTTGGCGGCAAAGCTATTGGTAATTTTGAGAGTGACGGCGGGAACGACGACGCGAAGCCACACGTGAATGAGGTAGTCACCGGCGCGACTGACGCTGACACTCCACTCTTGCCCGAAACCGGCATTGCCGTTGTTGCGCGACAACAATACGGGAATCTGAGTGAACCAAGTCGATTTCAAGGTGGAGCGGACAAAGTAAACGATGGCATCGGGTCCCGAGTACATGTACTTTTCGATCTCATCCAATGTTGCAATATCAATAAATCCTGAAGTGATATTCGATTGCGCCATTTTTTGATAATATATTTATTATAACGCCAGAATAGATTTTTGTTGATTAAAAATTCCTAGTTTAGATGTAAAGATGGATAATATCTTGGAATTTCACAAACAAATAGAAACACATTTTAAGGAGGAAATTAGTCAGCTAGAAGGGTTGACGACTCGCGAACAACAAGTGTGCGACTACCTGTCGCAACCGTGGCTCTCGGAACGCGTTCGCAGTCACTTGATTGACGATCTGGACGAGATTCGTACCACCATTAAAAATATTAATTTTATTCGTTTCTATTTCGTAGAAATTCGTTCGATTCTCAAAGAGTACGTGCAGCTGATGCAAATGCCGACGGTGAACACGTTCTTCCAGAAAGAGGACGGCACCAAGCAGCAGCATCACGCGCGTAAAACGTACGTGGTGAAAAATTTTTGGGAAATTTTTGATTGCTACAAAAAGTACTACTACAACGTCAAAGTGGTCGATCAGCAAAAAGACGATCCGAACACGTGCCAGTATTGCGGTTCGACTCTCGGCTACTTTTTCGACGAAACAGTCAACATTTGCTACACGTGCAAATCGGAGAAAGTCTACTTTATACAGTCGAGCAATACGGACACGACGCGCGTCAATCCCAAATACATTTACGATCGAAACCAACATTTTCGCGACTGCATGATACGTTTTCAGGGTAAACAAAAGAACACTATACCTCCAACTATTTTAGAAAATATTAGTAACCATTTGAGCGACTATCGGTTGACGACCATCAGTCTCAGTCACGTGTGTATGATTATGAAAAATTTAGGCTACAGTAAGTACTATGACGACTACGTGTTGATTCACCATTTGATTACGGGTCAACCTCCGTGCGACATTTCCTTCATTGAAGAGCAGCTCTTGCAAGAATTTGACATCATCAATATGGAGTTGAAGAATTTCAAGGAATTGAATAAGAAAAATTTTAATACACAATACATCTTATTTTTACTACTAAAGCATCACAATATCAACGTTCACGCTGATCATTTCATGTTGATAAAATCCAATGAAAGAAAACTATTGACAGATAAAATTTGCAAAACTATCTTTAAATCGCTAGGTTGGAAGTTTAACAGTATCCTCTGAACACACTGCACACAATGTTGTTTCGCTTCTTCAAGAAACCCTTCTCATTGACTGCCGCTACGGTACCGACCATTCACGGTTTGTACGGCGTGACCAAGAAACGTGATGGAGAACTGGTGGCCATCAACGGAGACGGATACGCGTACGACATCAACGAAAAGAGAGTGTGCCAAGTGCCGACGTTTCCTCACATGGAATTCGTGGCCTACGGCGAATACATCAAAGGCGACGAAAACAAAGACGACGTTATTTATCTGTTTGAGACCAACAGTTTTCGAGTGGATTACACGAAACGACACGATTCCCTGAAAAAATTGGTCGACAACAAGATCCTATTTCTCAACAATTGCGTCTTTACGTCGTACCCGTTCAATTACATTCGAGATCATTACGATAGCGTCGATGAGGGCTTCATTTTAACGCGAGTTCACGGCAAAAGTCCCGTGTACAAATACAAAAAGTCCAACGACACGGTCGATTTCTACATCAAAGACGGCAAATGTTGGTGCCTCATTGCTCGAGCGCAGTACGACGAATTGAACGACACGCCTCCCGATACAGACGCCAATTATTTTCTGGTCGAATTCACACCGTGCAGCGAGTATCGTGGCGAGGAAACGGATTGCGTCGTCGAGTGCCACTGGAAGGAAGATGCCAATCAAGACGCGGCGTCAACCGATAAAGTCGGAGCGTGGTACGGTTACCGCGTGCGCCAGGACAAGACGGATCAATTCAAAGCCACCGGATGCGGACCGAACAATTGGAAAACGTGCATGGATCACTATGAAAATTTCTTGAATCCATTGACATTAGAAAAAATATTTTCCTTGTTGTAAAAGAAGCATAATAAATGGGAAATGCTAAATCGACTAACGTAGCTAAAGCAGTCGTAGATATCTATTCGAAAATAGCCGCTGAAACGGTACAGACGAGCACCATTAGTACGAGTAACACGCAAATCATCAGCGTCGACGGTAGCGGTGGCGATGTCAACATTAGCGGCAACACCATCACGCAAACGGCCAAAGTCAACATGACGGTATTGATGGACAGCATCAGTAATGTCGATTCGCAAAAAAGAATCGGCGTGCAACTCGATCAATTGGCGAAATCGTTGGTGAGCGGATTGAATTTTTTTACTTTTGACGATGCCAAGAATACGGCAGAATCTATCGTGAAAAGCCAAACGACCATCAACAACGCTATCCGTCAATCGTGCGTGTTGAACGCCAACAACGTGCAAAGCATCACCATCAAGAACGTCAAAGGTAGCGTCAACATTACCAACAACGTTCTGAGTCAGATGAGCGAAATATTCGACAAGTGCGCGCTGAAAAGCGTGCTCGGCGTGAAAGCCATCGACGACGTGCAACAACGATTGAATCAGGAAGCCGAATCGAAATTGGAAGGTTTCAATTTGGCCTGGTTAGCGGCGGCCGTTTTGGCTTTCGTGCTCGTGCCCGTGCTGGTCGCGGCGCGAGTCACGTCCAACGCTTTGCGTTTCGTTTTTCCTCTCATGATCGCCATCGGAGGCGTGTTTTTTGCCTTGTACTTTACCCTAGGAAAAACGTACATGAAATCGTCCAATTACACGCGACCGTTCAGAGACACCTGTACCGGTAATGTGGACGGTAGCGTTCCAAGGACGACTATCGTTCGGCAAGCCATGGATGCGTGCCTGAAATCGTCATCGTGTCGCGTCGTCGACGCTCGTCTGACGGAAACGGGTGGCACCGTCGCCAAACAAGTGCCCGAAATCACTTTCTACAAGAGCGGCGACGGATGTAAATTTCAGTTTTACCCGCAAGGAGTCGTTCAATTGGCCGCCGTTGACGTTACCGCTGTTAAAACTACCGATAGATACCAATGGTTGCTCTACGTAGGAATCACTATGATTATCGGCGGATTACTGGGAACAATCATTCAACGAGTCAGAAATAATGGCAGTAGCAGTAGTAGTACAAGTTTGACCACGAGTGAATTGACGTCGTTTCCTTCGATAGAATAAAGATTCGAATCTCTCAGAAAGTGATTTGAATCTAAGCGCCACCTAAATAGTAGGCTTGAAACATGTTGCAATTTTCCAAAACGTCGAAATCCTGCGGCAACGAATTGGTCATAAAATACGCCGACACGTAATCGGTGGATCCATTCAAAACAAAAATAGCGTCGACTTTAGCCGTAAATGTTGTCAAATTACTTTGCGTGGAATTATTCCACGAATTGACGTCTTGCCACAAGGGATTCATGGCCGCATTTTGAGCCAAACAAAAATGAATACGATTACCGCCCAATGTTCGAGGAGCCCAAGCAGTCGCGCGAATCGACCACACGCCGGCTTTTTTAGGTTGAAATTTTCCACTAGCATACCAGCCGCCGGTAGTGTCGTAACGTTTGGTAAAGTACGACGCCAAAGTCCACGTATTGGCTACAGCATTAAAATAAGCAAACACGTTGGTGTACTGGAGATACAACAAACTGGTTGAAGTCGCGCTTTGATTGGAAGTCGAACAGCACGTTTCAAGCTGAGCGGAAGTGAAACCGGCACCCACTAAATTACCATTAGCATCCAACATCAACAACGTATTAGCCGGAGCCGTCGATTTCTTTTGAAAAGTCGAATCTATTTTACTAGATGACCACAATGAAGTGGTAGACGGAGCACCCAATAAGCCGGAATCTTTAATATCGGATTTCAAGAGGACGTTGTTGGTGGCGGCGAGAGCATTGGAAGCTTGCGTGCAGCACGCGTTGATAAATGTGGGAGTCAAGCCGCTGTCGACTAAATTACCGCTAGCATCGGGCATCAGCAGAGCGTTAGCCGGCGCCGTCGTCTTTTTCTGATAGGTCGCATCGATTTTGCTGGACGAATACAATTTCGTGGCAGAAGTGGACGTGTCGACGATATCCGTTTTCAACAACGAATTATTGCTAGCAGCGAGAGCGTTGGAAGCTTGCGTGCAGCACGCGTTGATAAACGTGGGAGTCAAACCGCTGTCGACTAAATTACCGCTAGCATCGGGCATCAGCAGAGCTTTGGCCGGAGCCGTCGTCTTTTTCTGGAAAGTGGCATCGATCTTGCTGGACGAATACAATTTCGTGGCTGACGTGGACGTGTCGACGATATCCGTTTTCAACAAAGAGTTGGTGGCGGCATTGGCGGCCTGAGCGCAACACGCCTCTATAGATGTTTTCGTCAAACCACTATCTACTAGATTACCGCTAGCGTCTGGCGTTAGAATAGCATTAGCGGGAGCCGTAGTTTTCTTTTGATACGTGGCATCTATTTTGCTAGACGAATACAGTTTCGTAGCGGATGTGGACGTGTCGACAATATCGGTTTTTAGTAAAGAGTTATTGCTTGTAGCTAGAGCGTTGGAAGCTTGCGTGCAACACGCGTTGATGAACGTCGGTGTCAAGCCGCTGTCCACTAGGTTGCCGTTGGCGTCAGGCATGAGCAAAGCATTGGCTGGCGCGGTGGTTTTCTTTTGATAGGTGGCATCGATTTTGCTCGACGAATAGAGTTTGGTAGCCGATGTCGAAGTGTCGACGATATCGGTTTTCAATAGGGAATTGGTAGCGGCATTAGCGGCTTGCGTGCAGCACGCTTCGATAGATGTTTTCGTCAAGCCACTGTCGACTAAATTTCCGCTAGCGTCCGGCATGAGAATAGAATTAGCAGGAGCTGTCGTTTTCTTTTGATAGGTGGCATCGATTTTGGTTGAACTGTACAATTTAGTAGCCGATGTCGAAGTGTCGACGATATCCGTTTTCACTAGAGCGTTTGTGCTGGCCGTCAACGCGTTGGAAGCTTGTGTGCAACACGCGTTGATGAACGTCGGTGTTAAGCCGCTGTCCACTAGGTTGCCGCTAGCGTCAGGCATGAGCAAAGCATTGGCTGGCGCGGTAGTTTTCTTTTGATAGGTGGCATCGATTTTGCTCGACGAATAGAGTTTCGTCGCTGATGTGGACGTGTCGACAATATCGGTTTTCAATAGGGAATTGGTGGCGGCACTGACAGCTTGCGTGCAGCACGCTTGGATGGCTGTGGGTGTCAGTCCGCTGTCGACTAAATTACCGCTAGCGTCGGGCATCAGCAAAGCATTGACCGGTGCTGTCGTTTTCTTTTGATACGTGGCATCGATTTTGGATGAACTGTACAATTTAGTAGCCGAAATGGACGTGTCGACAATATCGGTTTTCAATAAGGAATTGGTGGCAGCACTGGCAGCTTGCGTGCAACACGCTTGAATACCGGCTGGTGTCAATCCGCTGTCCACTAGGTTGCCGCTGGCATCGGGAACCAAGATTGCGTTGGCCGGCGCTGTCGTCTTTTTTTGAAAGGTGGCATCGATTTTGGAAGAACTATAAAGTTTGCTAGTGGACGTTGTCGTGTCGACGATATCACTTTTTAATAAGGCATTGGCTACAGCTGTAGTGGCGTTGCTGGTTTGTTGGCAGCAGGCGCTAATGAATGCCGGCGTGATGCCGCTGTCGACTAAATTACCATTGGCATCGGGCATGAGCAAAGCATTAGCCGGAGCTGTCGTTTTCTTTTGATACGTGGCATCGATTTTGCTTGACGAATAGAGTTTCGTCGTGGAAGTGGACGTGTCGATGATATCTGTTTTCAAAAGCGAATTAGCGGCAGCACTGGCAGCTTGCGTGCAACACGCTTGAATACCGGCTGGTGTCAGCCCGCTGTCCACTAGATTGCCGCTGGCGTCAGGCATCAAAAGCGAGTTGGCTGGCGCGGTCGTCTTTTTGGCATAAGTAGCATCGATTTTACTCGACGAATAAAGTTTGGTAGTCGATGTGGACGTATCGACAATGTCGGTTTTCAATAAGGAATTGGTAGAGGCACTGACTGCCTGCGTGCAACAAGCTTGGATGGCTGTCGGTGTCAGTCCACTGTCCACTAGGTTACCGTTGGCGTCGGGCATGAGCAGCGAGTTGGCTGGCGCTGTCGTCTTTTTGGTATACGTCGCATCGATTTTAGCCGAACTGTAGAGTTTGTCAGTGGCCGTGGACGTGTCGACAATATCGGTTTTAAGTAGGGAATTGGTGGCGGCACTGACAGCTTGCGTGCAGCACGCTTGGATGGCTGTCGGTGTCAGTCCACTGTCGACTAGGTTGCCGTTGGCATCGGGAACCAAGATTGCGTTGGCTGGCGCCGTGGTTTTCTTTTGATACGTGGCATCGATTTTAGAAGAACTATAAAGTTTGGTAGCCGAAGTGGACGTGTCGACGATATCACTTTTCAATAAAGCGTTGGCCACAGCGGTAGTAGCGTTGGTGGTTTGTTGGCAGCAGGCGCTAATGAAAGCCGGAGTGATGCCGCTGTCGACCAAGTTACCGTTAGAGTCGGGCATGAGTAACGTATTGGCCGGCGCCGTGGTTTTCTTTTGATACGTCGCATCGATTTTGGATGAACTGTAGAGTTTATCGGTAGATGTCGACGTGTCAATAATATCGGTTTTCAATAAGGAATTGGTGGCGGCATTGACAGCTTGCGTGCAACACGCTTGAATACCGGCTGGTGTCAATCCGCTGTCCACTAGGTTGCCGCTGGCGTCAGGCATCAAAAGCGAGTTGGCCGGCGCTGTCGTTTTTTTGCTATACGTAGCATCGATTTTGGACGAACTGTAAAGTTTGTCAGTAGATGTCGATGTATCAACAATATCGGTTTTCAGTAAGGAATTGGTGGCGGCACCGACAGCTTGCGTGCAGCACGCTTGGATGGCTGTAGGAGTGAGGCCACTGTCGACTAAATTTCCATTGACGTCGGGCATGAGCAACGAATTGGCTGGAGCGGTCGTTTTCTTTTGATAGGTGGCATCGATTTTACTTGACGAATAGAGTTTAGTAGCCGAAGTGGAAGTGTCGACGATATCGCTTTTCATCAAAGCATTGGAAACGCCAATTTTAGCGTCAGCCGTTTCTTGGCAACAAGCACTGATGAAAGCCGGCGTAATGCCGCTGTCGACCAGATTACCATTGGCATCTGGCATGAGTAACACATTGGCTGGCGCCGTCGTCTTTTTGGTAAACGTAGCATCTATTTTAGAAGAACTGTAGAGTTTATCGGTAGATGTCGACGTGTCGACAATATCGGTTTTCAATAAGGAATTGGTAGCAGCATTAACAGCTTGCGTGCAGCACGCTTGGATGGCGGTAGGAGTTAGGCCACTGTCCACTAGATTGCCGTTGGCATCGGGCATGAGAAGCGAATTGGCTGGTGCTGTCGTTTTCTTTTGATACGTCATGTCGATTTTGGAAGAACTGTAAAGTTTATCGGTAGATGTCGATGTGTCGACAATATCTGTTTTCAATAAGGAATTGGTAGCAGCGCCAACGGCTTGCGTGCAACACGCTTGTATGGCACTAGGCGTCAGTCCACTGTCCACCAAATTACCGTTGGCGTCGGGCATGAGTAAAGCATTGGCTGGAGCGGTGGTTTTCTTTTGATACGTCATGTCAATTTTCGAAGAACTATAAAGTTTATCGGTAGCCGTAGACGTGTCGACGATATCGACAATTTTCAACGATTCATTGGCGGCTGTTATAGCGGCCGTGCAACACGTGGTAATAGCCAAAGGCGTGAGACCGCTGTCGACCAGATTACCGTTGGCGTCGGGCATGAGTAGCGAGTTGGCTGGCGCTGTCGTCTTTTTGGTATACGTGGCATCGATTTTGCTGGACGAATACAATTTGTCGGTGGCCGTGGACGTGTCGACGATATCTGATTTCATGAGTCCATTGGCTGAACCGGTAGCGGCTTGAGCGCAACAATTTTGAAGAAATTGTGGAGTGAACCCGCTGTCGACGAGATCGCCTTTAGCGTCGACGACGACGATAGCATTGGCAGGAGCGATAGCTTTCTTCTGGAACGTGTCGTCAATTTTCAGAGACGAATACAATTTAGTCGCCGAGAGGGACGTGTCGACGATATCTGATTTGAGTAGCGAGTCAGAAGCGGCGTTGGCAGCTTGCGTGCAACACGCTTGAATAGCCGCCGGCGTCAATCCACTGTCAACCAGATTGCCGTTGGCATCGGGCATGAGGAGAGCGTTAGCCGGAGCCGTGGTTTTCTTTTGAAACGTGGCGTCTATCTTGGGAGCGCTGTACAACGCGTTGCCACCGCCGTCAATAATATTGCTCGGCGACAAAGCGTTGCGAGCCGTTTCGCAGCACGCATTGACGATAGTGGGCGTCAGTCCGCTGTCGACTAAATTTCCGTAGTCGTCCATCATGAGTAAATGTTGAGAACCGGCGACAGCTCGTCGTTGGTAATTGGTATCAATATAATTGGAACTGAACGTGGTAGTGTAGTCGACGATCGTGTCCTTGATTTTATCGCAACACGAAGGCAAACTGTAGGGTGTGGTAACGATATCGCCGTTGGTATCGGTCGATAAAATACTATTGGCCGGCAATGTCACCATTTCCAGTGCGCCAGTATAGGCGTTGTACGTGACTGGTCGTTGGGTGACACTTGTTTCCGGTTTTTTAACGTACGTGGCATCCGTTTTCAAACTGCTGTAAAGACCATCGGATTTAGGCTGAACGTCGTCGATTAACGCTTTAATACTTTCGCAACACGACGTGATGAAAGGAATACCGATTTGTGAACTGGAAACGTTGCCGACGGCATCGGCGACTAAAATGGCGCCCGGTTCCAATTTAGTTCGTCGCAGAAAATTCTTGTCGGTAAAACTACTGCTGAACGTGTTGGTCAAACTAGCCGTCGTGTCATTGATGATTTTTTGAGGGCAACATTCGGCGAGTTCTTTGGTTTTCACCGACGACGAAATGAGAGCACCAGTCACGGGATCGGTGACGACGACCCGATCGGGAACTAAACTCAACATTTGACCTTCGGGACCAGTCTTTTTAAAGTAGGCGCTAGTGTAAATAGCCCCAGATAATACCAACATAACCAAAGCCACAAAGAGAGCTAATTTAGCCGTTTCATTCATTTATTGATATATACAATTAATTTAATGGTAATGAGACAATCCGACTAAAACAGTTTCATAGAAATAATTTTTTTATGAAACTCTATTCATTATTAATCGAAATATAAAATAGAGGTTTTTTCGTGGTCATGTGTCCGTAAATAGGATCTCCTTGATAGTGAAAACCGCACGCATTGGAAGCATCGATAAGATAGTTGAGGTGATGAAGTTGGATAATTTTCTCGACGTATTTACACTTGTCCGATTTGAAACTGAAAATACAAAAGTAATCATCAGAAAGACCAAACATGAGCGGAGGCAAATGTTCGCAAGCGTACAGTGTACCTTTGATGAAGAGAAATTTACCTGCGTAAAACGAGTTTGAAAAGTCTTCCGTACGCCGATTGACGTGAAACGTGACGCGAGCACCGTGATGCGTCAAATAAGCATTACGAATATTGTAGGGTACATCTTTTCTGAAGATGGAAATGGCGTTGTAAGGCGAACGGTCGCTAGAGATTTTATCGACCCAACAATTGATGGGAAATTTGTAAACGTGACCATAAGTGTTTTCTATGACGGTAAAAGTGGATTCAAACCAGCGAATATCCGGTATGGATGTTTTTATAAAATTTTGATAGTTTTTATAGACGTGCAATTTGTTGACGTTCAAAACGAGTTTGGCATTTTCCTTGACAACGGTCGTGTTTTTGAAAGGCGTCGATATTTGAAGATCGCTTTCCTTGTCGTAAATGACACTGCCGTACAAATGACAATAGCGTTCGAGCCCGACAATGAGATCGCTGGGTTTACGTATGGCCGCGCAGACGACACCGACGTCGTGTTGCGGCAAAATGAAACGATCGCGTTGGAGAGCGGGTTGAGTCAAATCGACCACCTGGTCGTACATGCAATCGCAAAATTGTTGAATGGCTTTTAAAATGGGATGCTGAGGTGCTTGACGAGCGATAATCTGATAGAGATGTAAACAGAAATATTGTATTTCTACAGTGAGCAGTTTAGAGCGAGTGTCTCTAGTTGTCTTGAAGAGTTCCGATATGGCTGGTGTTCGACTGAAATTGTGCGGCGCACACTGGAAATCGCCTCTCAAATGAGGATCGATACTGTGTCGCAAATCCATGGTGCAAAATCCAAAGTCGATCAACCTCGCTTCATATGCCATGTGAGGCAGATAAATGCCTCGTTTTTTATTGGCGTCGGCCAAAAGAAATGACGACGTCGATTTGGCCACCATCACGTTACGTAAATGAACATCAAAGTGTACCATTCCCAAATATTGCTTGATAATGTAAAAAGAATAGGTTAACTGGAAAAGAAATTGAATGACGTAGTCGACGGTGAGATGCGGTAAAAAAGTCATGACTTCATACGAGTAGCGTTCTATGAAGAGAACGTAATCTTTGTCGACAATGTTGGCACTGATGTAGTTGCAGAGAAAAGGACAGACTTTCATTTTGTTCAAATAGGAAATGAATGGGCAAAAATAAATTTCAGCCAAATCAAAGTCGAGCAACCAAACGCCTTCAAACAAAAGAGCCGATTGTTTGAAACCGTTATTGTTCATTTTGACGATGACATCAGCTTGTTTGCGGTCTACCACCTTGTGACCGTTGATTTCTAATTCGTAAATGGCTCCAAAGCCTCCCTTGGTGAGAGGAACTAGGCGATAGAGACCGCGTTTCCAAAAGTACTCAAAATCTTTATTAGTTAGACTGTTAATGGCTGTAGCGACATTATTAAAAAAAGAAGCAAACATTTTATCGAGAGAAAAGCAGTAAATAGTATTCATGATGCAACTCGTTTATTGAGAAAAAAAATTTTCATTCATCGTTCAAAAAAACCGTAACAAAAGCGGTAATATTGGTATTGCAGCGAGGGCAGATGCCGTACTGACAAGCGCAGGTGGCGCAGAGAAACGAACATCCGCACGGTAGGAGAACGGTGTCTGCAGTGTTGGGACATTCGTCGCAAAGAGTGGCGTCATTCACCGAGATTCGCGTACGTTGGTCGTGCAGAGGACAAAAAAGGGCGTGTTCATCGATAGAGTTGCAGACAAAGCAAACGTTTTCGTTGCACGAAGCGTGACGAAAAAAGCCTTTAGAAGCTAAATGCAAATAATTGGGATCTCTGTTATAAGAGATGAAGCGCAATTCAAATTTGGCCCACGCCGGATGATTCATCTGCATCGGATAGGCTAAAAAGTTAAAATTTTAAAATAATCAGCAGGTTGGCGACAGAGCGGACAGTGGTCGACATTTAGAGCACAATTGGGACAACAAACGACATGTTTGCAGGGAAAAAGAATGGTGGCGGCTTCGAAACAAACGACGCACGTCGAGCGAGACTTTTTACCTGGCACGTGTTGGTAAAAAATACAACTCGACGAATGAGAGTCAACGTTGCCACAGTAAATACATAATTTCTGGATCCAAATGTCTTTCACGGTGGCTTGCAACATGGCACCGAATGATTCCATCATAAACATTTCACCTACAATCTGCGTCGAAATTCCCGTCATGCCGCAGTTGCAGACTTTAAAAAAGATGGGCGTCGATTTATAGGGAAATATATAGAGACATTGCAATTGGGATTTGAGACATTTCAAGCAATTAAAAACTACGTAAGCAGAATGTGATTGATAGAAGCCACACGAGGCGGCGGACGAGTCGATGGTTTTCGCTCGATTGTCCACCGACATGAAATACTTGAAAAAAGGGGAACGAAATCGCGAAAACCCTACACACACACACATACACACAGATACACACAGATAAGTAAAAGTTCAACATAGCAGCAAAACAACAGTAAACTCACCCAAAGAATTTAAATAAGGACAGCAATCGCAAGATGTCAACGATGAAAACGTCGTCGTCGACATCATGGCTCCAGCCGAAAAAGGAGCTAAAGCAGTCGAAGCCATAAAAGCAGCTGGCGGAGTAGAAATGACTGGAGCAGGCATGGTTATGAGTATGGTAGCGAAAATGCGGACCATTTTATACGCAGTTGTGGATCGAAATCGTCATGACAATGCAAAAACCCAACAAAAATTGTCATGACAACGGGAAATAGCCACAGAAATTGTCATGACTACGGAAAATAGCCACAGAAATTGTCATGACTACGGAAAATAGCTACAGAAATTGTCATCACTACGGAAAATAGCCACAGAAATTGTCATGACAACAACGATAACGCGTAGCAAACGGCGAGGAAAACGTTGGAAACTTGAAGCAAAACGTTTACACTTTTTTGCTAAGGAAATGTTGCAAAACGTTTACACTTTTTGCTCTGGAAATGTTGCAAAACTTTACACTTTTTGCTCTGGAAATGTTGCAAAACTTTACACTTTTTGCTCTGGAAATGTTGCAAAACTTTACACTTTTTTGCACTTTTTTTTGCTCTGGAAATATTGCAAAACGTTTACACTTTTTGCTCTGGAAATGTTGCAAATCGTTTACACTTTTTGCTCTGGAAATGTTGCAAAACGTTTACACTTTTTTGCACTTTTTTCTCTGGAAATGTTGCAAAACGTTTACACTTTTTTGCTCTGGAAATGTTGCAAAACGTTTACACTTTTTGCTCTGAAATCCGGTGTGTCACACAAAGAAACAATGTTTTCACAAACTTTAGGAAATCCAGTGTGTCACACAAAGAAACAATGTTTTCACAAACTTTAGGAAATCCGGTGTGTCACACAAAGAAACAATGTTTTCACAAACTTTAGGAAATCCGGTACGTCAAACACACAAAACAGTGTTTTCCCAAAACTTTTCCTGTTTGTCACGTGATTTGTCAGGGAATACTCGAGCAAAATACGAAAAGCCGCACGGAAGTTGGAACAAGTGATTTTTTCCGTGGAATCCAAGAAAAACTTGTTCCCAAAACTTTTTCTGTTTGTCAAGGAATACTCAAGCAAAATACGAAAAGCCGCACTGACGTTGGAACAAGTGAATTTTTCCCAAAAATCCAAGAAAAACTTGTTCCCAAAACTTTTTCTGTTTGTCACGTGACCGTCAGGGAATACTCAAGCAAAATACGAAAAGCCGCTTTTACGTTGGAACAAGTGATTTTTTCCCTGAAATCCAAGAAAAACTTGTTCCCAAAACTTTTTCTG